TCTACAATATCACTAACACTAATACCATTACGAAGAGATAAACTAATCATTCTGGTTAGTGTCATAATATCTTGTGCTGGAAACCGATTACCGATATTATTAACTTTCATAATATCTTCTTCGTCATCAGACAATTGCACTGTTAAACTATAATGACCTCTTGATTTCTTTGTAAGAGACGCCGACTTATAAGTAATTGGTAGACTTAAACCTTCTTCTAACCCGCCAAAAATCTCAATTGGTTGCCCACTTTCTACCTTACCTACTAATATCATGTAGTTCTTTTCTTTATATTTTGTTTTATGGATATCTACATTAGTGGTTTTAGGACGCTCCATTCGTTGTCCAGGTCTATAAGTTGTTGTTTTTTTCTCGGAGGAAATGAGAACTCCGGTTCTACAACCGTCTCTATAAACAGTAATACCTTTAAGTCCAGCATCGTATGCGTCCATATAAATCTTACTTACTTCTTCTACTGTGATAGAATTAGGCAGATTAATAGTGCTTGAAATGCTGTGGTCAATATGTTTTTGTATTCTTGATTGTAATTCAATGCGTTTAGCCCAATTAATAGACGCTGCTGGAATGAATACAGCTGGATCTCCACCGGCTTGGAAGCAATCTTCTACTGCTTGATGGTTGATTATATGCTGTTCAAAGTCTTTTGACCCCTGCTTTTTGACGTTTCGTGTATAATTAAGCATGAATACTGGTTCTATACCAGAAGAACAGTTTCTAAACAAAATACTCATAGACCCAGCAGGTGCTTGTGTTAGTAATCCGATATTACGAAGACCGTGCTTCTTAATAAGATTAAGAGTTTCAGGATGTAGTCTTTGAATGAATGGACTTGATAATGTCTTTTCAAGATTAAACGCTGGAAAGGCTCCTTTTTCTGATGCTAACATAGCTGAAGCTTTATAAGCAACATTTGCCATCACATCATAAATCTTTTCTGCCATTGCAATCCCTTCGTCAGAATCGTAACGAAGACCTAAAGCAGCTAAACAATCAGCAAGGCCAGTATTACCTACAGAAATTCTGCGGCCCAGAACACCAGCCATGCGATTGCCTTCAAGGGGTAGACGAGGAATATCCCATTCTTTGATGTTATCTTGAGCGCGAACACCCAATTTAATTACTTCACTATACTTTTCCCAATCAAAAGTTGCCGTTTTAGTATATGGATTTTTCACAAAGATAGGAAGGTTGAAAATGCCAAGATTACAACTATCGTAAGCACTTAAAGTTTCTTCGGCACAAGGGTTTACACCAACTGTACGGAAGGAATACTTTGATAGTTTGTTTGTGTTATCAATTGGGTCTAACCACCTATACTCTTTTTCTTCACTATATTGGTCAGCAGGGCATTCACGAATAATGTGGTCCCAGTTAAGAATACCCGGTTCTGCGCTTTCCCAAGCAGATTTCATTAGGTTATCCCAAATATCCGTAGCTTTTACAGTCTTTGTTATAGCTGGGTATAAATTATTTTCAAAATCAAATCTCAATTCATATTCAAGGTTGTTTTTAACACACTCCATGAAATGGTCATTAATCATTACAGACACATTAGCGTGAGAAGTAGATTTTAGTCTATCAGCAATCGCGGAATAACGATAGTCATTAATATCAATACCAGCTTCAAAAAGTTCATTAAAGAACGGTTGCTTATCTTCATCTCTCTTTTCTTTTATAAAATTAAAAATATCTGGGTGGTTTACATTGATTGAAAGCATCTCTGCCCCACGCCTTCCCTCTTGTCCAATCATCCCGGTGATATGAGAATAAAAATCCATGAAAGAAACAGCACCGGTAGAAGTTTTTGCGGCATTAGCTGTTTTAGCTTTTTTGGGGCGCAACTTTGATAGAGAAAATCCAACACCACCCCTGGCGGCATAAATTTTTGCTGTATTTTTAGCTGTTTCAAAGATACCATCCAAGCTATCTTCCGGTGGAGGTAGCACGAAACAATTACTGCTTGATGCTCTAACATAAGGATTTCCAAGTGAATATAGTCCAGACCCTTGTGGAGAATAGGCAAAGTTTGTTAGACCATTTTTAAAAGTCTTCTTCCATTCTTCTTGTGTTTTAGTACCTTCCTTGGCTGTTTGAACTTCTACTTCTGCTAATACTTCGGCAATACGATCCCACATATTTTCTGGTGTTTCTTCTAATGCTATACCATCACTTGAATGTAAACAATACTTTTGAACCCAAACTTTAGAAGCTAAAGCTGCGTTATCCGGTAAAACTTTTTGTTCTTTAATATACCAGTCATAACATTTAGAATACGCTATAGCATCGGATAGTTGGCTTGCTGTTGCGGATTCTTCTGTAGAACCTATTGAAGTTAAAAATAAAAGTGCTTGTTCAGATAATGACATAGTATTCCTTATAAAAGTAAATAATTATATTTTTCGACAGCCTCAAATGGATGTCTTTTAAATAAAAAGCTATTGATTGTAGTAAATCTTTTATTTTCTTTTTTGTCTTTATTAAAATCTACAAACACAGACCCAGCTTTTCCCCAAGCAGAGTCTAAAATAGAAGAAAATAATAGTTGTTCTATTATTAGAGTATTTTTAATAAGCAAAGAATACCCGGTGGTCTTTTCTACTTCATTAAAAACTAAAAGTGTTGCTGGTTCTTCGCCTAAAGTCTCAACGCAATCTAAAATACACTCTAAAAACTCTTCGTTAGTATCTAATGGAAATAAAAATCCAATCCTTGAATAATTATTAGCTTTCTCTGGTCTAAAAAGACAAAAATCTGTAGAACATAAGGTTTTTAACACACCTTTAGCAAAAAACTTGTTTGTTTGACACAAGGTTCTCAACGATTTTTCTTTTAATTCTAATTCTATTGTATTTAGCATAAAAGTGCGTTTTTAGCCCGTTCTGTGTTTTACAATTTCTAACACTTAATTCAGGCAAACCTTTCGCGTAAATATATATCGGAATCAGGCTGGGCAAGGCGAAACAGCTTTTTGGACAAACAAATAGCCCAGATTTTGTCTGGGCTATAAATCGTAATTTTTTACTTATTTTAAATTACTTGCCTACTGGCTTAATTGTCGTAGGAGAAGGAATCTTGGCAGCAGCCTTATCCCCTTTAGCAGAGGTTTTAGCAGCCTGGGCTGGCGTAGCTGGAGGAGTTGGTCTGCATGGACCGGTTGGTACTGATCTTTCCTTACTTTGAGAAGGACTACCAGAGTGGATATCCTTTGGACGTTGTGGGCCTTGCGGCACCTTTCTTGATTCAGACATTTATTTATCTCCTGATAATAGCTTAATTCTGATTTTATTCAACAGGCTTTTGAACAGTGGCTTCTTGAGACTGTTTCACACGTTGTTCGAAAATAGAGGCAATACGATGAGTTAAGTCTAACATAGGGCTCTTTGCCTTACCCATAGCAATTAATAACATTTCTTCGTTGCTATACGTTACCTTTGTTCCTCTAAAAACGTCATTTAATAGCTTTAGCTCGTCATCAGTAAAGTCTATAGTTGTTTTAACTGGTTCCATAATAAATTATTCTCCAAAAAGTATATCGGATTTTTTATTAATAATAGAAGATATTTTTTATTGTTTCTTCTGTTTTGTATAATGAACTACAGAGAATATTGCTTTCTTTAAAAGGCCAGAAAACTCTGTGTCATAAGTTAGAAATGTCATTTTTAAGGAAGAGATTAAGTTAGAAAATATAGCGGATGTTACCTGTTGAGCTGTATCACTATTAGAATAAACTCTAAACCTCTTATCCGACTCTCTAAAAGCATAAGAATATGCTAAACTAACAAGCTCGGCTAACTTTTTTTGTATCTCTGGAGCATCTGTTAAAATATCATTTAAAGAAAAAGTACTTTGTAATAAGACTACAAACCTATCAAAATTTGGTTCTGATGCCATACCTATTTTTAAGCTAAACTCATTCTTTTTATAAGTTTCGATTATCTTATCTGATATTAACTCTGTATTTTTATTTATATTAGAGAGTTCTTTTGAAAGAGCTTCTTGATTTGAAATAGTATAAGGACTTTTAAACCCACTGCCTTCTTGAGGTGCTGTAGGAGGTTGGCCGCTTGGCTGTTGTGGTGCTACTTGTTGCGACATAATATCTTGAGCTTCTTCAAACAAACTTTTTATTTTATTAACCACCTGTCACTCCTGTTGGTCCTGTAGCTCCAGTTGCTCCAGTATTTCCTGTTGGACCCGTTGGTCCTTTACGACCACCATTTGTTCCAAAATATCCAGGCCATCCGCCTTGTCCGGGACCGCCTGTATATCCTGTATATCCTGTATTGCCAATATTACCACCTATACCTGTGGCACCAGTATTACCAGTTTGTCCTGTAATACCAGTAGCTCCTGTTGGTCCTGTAGCACCATCTATAGGAAATCCGCTTGGTATACTTGGTTCTGTAAGCGCAGTAACTTTTGCTGTTTGACTTGCTAACCAAGCTAATAAAGACGTTTGAGAGTTAGCAAATGTATCTAATTCACTCTCTTGAACGTAATCTATAACTTTTTGGTAGTTTGTTGGATATATTATTTGTAATCTATATGTTATATCAGGTCCGTTTGGTGTTGGTATAATTCTTACATATAAAACTGTACATTGAACAATATCTGCTGTAGGATGTATAACATAATAAACTATATCACCTAAATTGTATTTAGTAGTTATTGTTTGTGAAGCCATAATTATAATCCAGCATTCGTAAATATACTAACGGATTTATCTATTAACCAAGAATTAGCTAAATCTTTTACTTCGTCTTCCGTATATAAATCTTGTTCAGCAGCATTTTGAACATTTTTACTAATAACAGCAGATTGATAAGTAGTATTAGAACTTAAAGTTACTTCATAAAAAATCTCTGTATTAAAAGTACTTGTATTAATAGAAATAGCTTTTATAATAAACCTTGTAATTTTACCTGTTTGGTAATCAAAGGTATATGCGGTATCGCCTATTCCAAACTTCGTCAAAATTGATGCCATTTATTATACCTGTGGTGTTTCGATGTTTTCTAATGGAGCTTCTCCGACAGGAGCGGCTGCTGGCGGTTCTGGTAATGGCTCATTTAAAGCTTCTGGAGCAGCTTCAGAGGCCGGTAAAGGAGCTTCTGTAGGAACGGCTGGTTCAGCTGGTGCGGATTTAGCACCTTCCGTTTCCATAAAAGTATTAAATCTTTCTGCGTGGAATACAAGAGTGCTTAATAAAGAACTAATATAAACATTTGCGTCTTCTGGTGTTAAATCATCACCATCAAACTTCTTTTCGTAATTAGTAATAACACTCTTTAATTCAGCAAGTTGGGATAAAATTATATCTCTATTAATAACTGTTTTACTAACAGTAGTAGCAGGTTGCGCTACATTTGGCATAGTTAATGCCGAGCCTTGTAATCCAGGAACAGCTTCTGCTGGCTGGGCAGCAGACATATCAGACATAACATCTGTTGGGGAGGCAGCATCTGTAAACTGCTCTGTTTTTTGAGCGTTTGTATCTGGATTAAGGGTTAAATCTTCTGCTTCAAGAATTAGTTTCCTAATTAGAGAGGGTGGTGTGTATAAGGACATTTGTTATCACCTAAAATATAGTCTACAAAGTTAATTACTTGATTATTCTCTTACCTTCGCTATCCCAGATTGATGGTTTACTTCTAAACTCGCAAAACGGGTGTCTACAAAGAAAGCAATTTTTAGTGTTAGCTGGAAAGCTTTTCATTTTTATGTGTTGTTTAATTTTTAATATCTTGCTTAAAACGTCATCTAAAATGTTATCAGACAGTTCTTCTATTTTATGTACTAAACCTCTTGTATAAATAATATAGGCATCGTTTACTTCAGAAACTCCTGGTATAGTGTTTTTTATAAACTTGGCATATAATGATAATTGTTTTGTATACTTCTCATTGTTTTTAGTAAGCCAATAAGCATCGTCAATTTTTGATGTTTTATAATCTAAAAGTATTGCTTCATTACCATTTACAAGTATTAAATCGGCTGTTCCATATAAAGTATATTCACCATATTCCATTTTCATTAATTTTTCTGTATATATTACAGTATTTTTATTTATAAGCTTTGGTAAAGTTTGTGTAAAAAACTCTTTAAATCCTGGAACGTGTTCTGGGTATTCTTTTTGTAGGTTTAAGAAAGTTTTAGATTGTAAAAATCTTTTATACGATTTGTCTAAATCTTTTATTTTAGATTTATTATATTTAGATATAAGTTCTTCAAAAGCATTATGAACACATGTTCCTGCTGTACTTGCTTCATTTGACATAAGACTTGGAAAGTCTATATCTCTTGTTAGATATCTGTCTTTAAAGAAAATAGAACAAAAATTAAAATCTTCTAATTTAGAATTATTCCATTGAGAAATTAAATCTTTTGTAAAAACACCATTTCTTGAAGTTATGTATAGAAAAAAAGGTTCTAAACAAGTTAATAAAATCTTTTTGTTTTGACCAAGTTCTACACCATAAAATGCTTCATCTCTCATATAGTATTTATATAAAAGAAAAGTTTCTGATAAAGACCCTGCGGTATAAGCTATAAGTAAGCTTTTATTATAAGTTATTTCGTGTTCAAAAGCATAAGTTCTTATAGATTTTTCAGTATAAAGGATATCATTTTTTATAGTTTCTAATAATGTATAATCTATTAAAGCATTTTTAATGTTATTTCCACAATACGAAATTACCTTTTCGTTTAATAAATAAGATAATTTAACTTTATGTCCACCAACTAAATACTTATCACAGTATTTAAAAAAGCATACTATATATTTTTCTATTAAGATATTTGCTTGATTACAATAATCAAGAAGTTTAGAAAAACTTTTAAAATCTTGGTCTGTATTAAAATGAACTATTCCAGTTTTAATAGATAAAAAATATAATATATTTAAATACAAAAGTTTATTTTCTGGGGAAAGATACTCTGTAAGAGTATTTTTAATTAATCCCATTTTATCTAAAATAGTATTGCTGGCTAAAATCATATGTCTCCCATGAACCTTCGGGAAGGGCTCATGTAGTATATCGGATATTTTCGATGGAACCAGAACTTAAGGCTGTTCAGGTTCTTCTGTCTCATCGTTTAAGCCAACTTCTTTTAATAGGGTTGGATTTTCTTTTAATAACTCTGGATTATCTTTTAGTATAGCTAACAGGTTATTATTATTGTAATCAATACCAGCTTTAGCAGCCTTAACTGTTTCAACTTCTTTAACTATGTCTGTTTTAACTTGCTCTGGTATATTTACATCGTGTTCTAACATGAATACGCCGTGACCGTCTGGTGCTGATTTAATGTTTTCAGCCGTTTTATTAAACATTGAAGCATAAGCAAACGCACTCGCAATATATAAAAGCATACCAAAGTGTAGATCAACCATATTTTCTGCTACTACTGGTTGAACTTCTGGAGCTTCTTGTTTAGGCTGCTCTACTTGTTGTGGCTGTTTAATAGGCTGTACAGGTGGTGTTTGTGGTTGCGGTAGTTGCCCCGGAGCTTGTTGTGGTTGAACAGGCTGTGTTGGTGTTGTGGCTGGAGTAGTTTGTGTTAGCATGTTATGGGTTATTATCTTTATTTAAAAGATTTGAAAGTTCTTTTGCTACATAAGCAGTTTGTTGTGCTTTTGATGTATTCCACGAACCTAATCTGTACGTTACGTTAATTTTTCCGCTATCTTTTTCTGCCCAGGGATTAAAGCCAGCAAAGGTTTTTCCGCCATCCATAGACCAGAAACCATTAACTATATTGCTTATTAGTATTTTTATTTCACCTATATTCTCATCATCTAAAATATCATCAAGATTAGTTTGATATGAGTTTTCTAATTGGTATAACTTTTGTAAGAGTTCTTCTCGTAGTTCTGATAATGATTGTAATGGGTATTGTGATATAAGTTTTAAAGTTCTTTTTTCTATCTGTTCGTCTGATAGTCTTAAAAATCTACTTCCGCTATTAGAAGTTTCTTGTACTCTACCAACCATAATTTGAACAGCTTTTGAAATTGGTTCTGGGTCTTCTATATCTGTATCATTGTTATTATTATCTACAAAAGATACTTTTATTCTACCAGAAAGTTTTACTTTTGGAATATATATTTCTTGATTATTAGCTGCCTTGTCAAAAAATAATCTTGGTAGAATTACAAATAAAACACCCTCATTAAACGTTCCAGAGCCGCTCATATTTTCTGTTATTTTAAAATCATTTAAACAGGTTCTTAAAACAGCTTGCCAATAAGGTTCTCCATAGATAGCATTTTGAATAGCTGTAGAATAGTTAATTTGGTGAAAACGCTGTATATAATCTTCTTTTTTAACAATGCTGTTTTTTTCTATATCGTTAGCTATAAAATTATGTACCAAACTCGGTATTCCTACTGGTTTTAAAGGAGCAAGCTCTCTTTTACCTTTCTTTTCTGTTATTATACAGGGTTCAATAGCGAATACTATGTTTTCTCCTGGAGAGTTTGTTGGATTAACTGTAGCTCTGATTACTCCTATAACAAGAGAGTCTGTTAAAAGAGAGGCTCCAGCTAAACTTTCTAATTGCTTGCTTCTTTCTCCAGGTTTTCCATAGCCAAGTTGACCAAAATATAAATCTGGTTCTATATCTCTTTGGACAGTAGCTGAAATAAGTTTTGTTATTTGGTTAACAATCTGTGAAGCCATGAAATAAATAACTGTAGCTGTTGAAGATAATGTTTTTGGTATATTAATTTTTTTATGCTCTAAAGCTTCTTTAAGCGCTTTAATAAATTCAGGGTCATATACGGGTGGGGCGTTTTGTACAGAAGCAAGAGCTGTAATCATTCCTTGTTTTATAGTTTCTGGTAAAATTGCTGGTTCCGCTTCTGAGTTTAAAAAAGAAGCATTTATTAGAGAACTTAAAGCCATTAAAGCTGCTTCTGTTGGTTGTAACGAAACCGCACCAAATCTTTCATACCCTTTCGCTACTTCTCTTTCTGTTTTTTTACGTATATTAGTGTTAGCTGCGTCAGTAATACCTAAAATAAGAGAATTATAAATTATTACAGGCAATTGGCCCAAATCTAAAGACTTTAACATTCCGAGAGCGGCAAGGTTATCTTCGTTTTTAGTAAAAGAACTTACATTATTTATAGCTTCTTCCATACAAATCTTATAAAAAGCTCCTAAATAATTTTGAATTGCCGCTGAAGCTTCTATTCCAGGTCTTGGTGGTTGTCCAAGTTGGCTATATAGTAAGGAACCTAATTTAAATGGGTTAGCAACGGCAAAATAATAATTATCTGGAAACTTTGGATTTCTTGTAAATAATGTTCCAGAAATTTTATCAAGCCTATAAAAATCTTTGTTGTGTAAGCTCATTTGAACGGTAGCTTCATTTAATAATCTTGGAGACTCCTCTTGAGTTCTCCATATATAAGGGTTTATGTTTTCTGAAGCCGCTTGACATTGTTTAACCCATACAGGAGAGACATTATGCTTCCTTAATTGCTCGCCAAACAAAAGAGCACCAAGTTTATTACTAAAATTTTTAGCTTCTGGTGAGTTATAAACAGACATATTTATTTTGTTAGCATCGCCACCATAAGTTTTATTAAAGGCATCTAAACCAAAAAACTTATCAAAATCTTGTTCAGATTGCGTCCAATTTTTTGTAGCGTTTGATGTATCTAACCCAGTATCAAGGGTTTTATCCAAAGATAGTTTTTCTAATACAATTAGAAAATTATGAATTTTGTCTGCTAATGGTGTTTTACTCATTTTACTCTTGTAATAGTTCTGGATGTAATATACTAACTATTGTCCTTTTGTCATTGCTGGCAACTTTACTTACTATATCTAATTTAGTTAATTGTACATATAAAGGTTCTCTTGTTTTATCATCTATTATAGGAGCTACAGTAAAACCAAAACATAATTTACTATTTAAACTTGTTTTTAAGTCTTTAAAAGCACTACTATAAACACTGCCTTTTGTCTCGCCTATGAAATGGAGCATACAAGCCAGTTGTACAGCTGTTTGAACACCATCATAAACTTCTCCAGGCTTGCCTGGAATTTTCCAATCTTTTACTGTATTTACATATTCTTTTTCTTTCAAGTATTTAGCCATTTTTAGAAGGTAGTCAGACTCTGTTAATGTAGATTTATCAAAAATTGGTTTTCCTAATTCTTCAACTGAAGGTTCTTCTATGGGTTCTTGTTCTTCAGCAGCCTCTAACAGCTTTTTAAAGGCATTTACAGCTTTAATAGAAACGGATTCTTTCAGTTCAGTTTTTTGAATTTTAAAAGTTTTAATGTAGTTAGTTTCAAAAGATTCGAACTTATTTAATATATCGTCTGCTAAATCAGAACCAGAACTGGTCTTTAATTGCTTTATGAAAGCTATAACAGCTGAAACACCTTGTTTAATAGGTTTGAATTCAAATTCATAAATAGAGGCTTTAATTTTTTCTATACTTGTTTTTTTAATTTTTTCATTAACTTCGTTAAAGGCAGCTATTGCTTTTTCATATAAAGAAGCTAAATAGACAACCATAGCAACATTTGTCTTCTTTTCTGTATGAGCAGCTATGAGTTTTTCTATTTCTACTATTTGATTATCTATATCTAATATATCTTGTTCTCTATTAAATATATTTTGTTTATTTTTTTGTAATTCCTGATTTAAGTCTATTTCATTATTTTCTTTTAATTTCTTTTTATTGGGGTCTGTCAGCCAATTCCAAGAAGGATCTGGAAAAACTTGTTCCTTTTCTGGTTTTTGTTCTTGCTGTTGTACACTCGCTTTTAATACGTTGGGCATAGGACCCTGAACGTTAGTAAACTCTTGTCCTATATTTTTAGACACTTCTTCTGGAGGAAGAGTACCAACAGTTGCTTGATTGGTAGGAGCAATACGAGGAGTTTCTATAGGTTCGTTTGTATTACTATTGAGTTTTGTTAAAATAACACTTATTTTTTCTTTTGTTGTAGCAATGTTTTCTTCTTTTTGCGTTCTTTGCGTTTTTAAATCTTCTATTTTTTTAGTAAGTTCTTTTTGGCGAGAATCTAAAGTTTCGTCCTTTTTTAGTTCACCAAGAGACTTTTTAATAGTATTTAAGATATTTATAATAGTTTCAAAAGAAGCTTGTTCTTGTGATTTCTTTTCTTTTTCGTTTTCTTTACCAAAAAGTCTTGTAAAGAATAAAGAACTATATTTTTCTATCTGTTCTTTTGTTAATAGTTCTCCACTGTTTAGTTGAGAATCGGAACGTTCATCAAAGTTTTGTGGGAAAGAGACTCCTGTAAGTTTTGATGGGTCTTTTAATATAGAGTTTAAAGCTTCTATAATATCTGACATAGTTATATTTTTATAGTCTATATCATTAGCAGCAAGTTCAGCGAATTCATATATTTTATAATAAGGGCTATTTTTATCTCTAAATGCTTTTAAAGCAGCGTTATAAGCTTTTGTAGGCTCTGTTAATTCTTCTACACCCTCTGTAGGAGCTTTAATAGCTGGTAATTTAGAAAGATTACCTAAAGCTAATGCTTGAGCTTCTTCTGAATGTGCGCTGTCTAAAATAGCTCTTACAGCTTCTGTTGCTGGAGGGACAGAATCTTTAATTGATTTAGAGTATTCATTTATCTCTTTTACAGTTTCTGGTAAGGTTGAATATACCCTACTTAAAATTGTAGCAACTTTTTCTAAACTGTTTGAGAAAGTAGTTAACGCTTGTCCGAAGCCAAGACTATCGGCTTTATTAGTACTTCCAACAACGTTTAAATATCCATTACCCTTTTTTATATCTACTACTAATCCTAAACTTTCTTCGCCATTTTCGTTTTTATGTGGAACTATGTTTATCGGGGAGAAAGAAACGTTCTCACCTGTATTTAACAGCTTTTCAGCTTTCTTTAAGTCGCTGGCAAGCTTTCGTTTTACTTTTTTCTCTGCTTCTGGTGTATATAAATCTAAAATACTCTCTGAAGAACTTCCAGCAAGCTTCTTGAAAATACCGCCAAAGAAGACTGGAAACTTGGTTTCTAAAACTTGGTTTTTACCTTTTTGTGTTTCGTTTTTAGAAACTTCATCTTTATCGGCAGCTATTAAAGCATCTGTGTTTGTTTTTTCTAATTCCTGCTTCTCAATTTCTTTTAGTGGCTTTTTGATAGTTTCCCAAATAAACTCGCTTGTAAAAGCAGATAAGAAATTATCATTTAAATTATTAACTGCTCCTTTTGTACCTTCTTCAGTTTTAGAGGTAGTAAAAGTTCCTAATTTTATCTGCGATGTTTTTCCCGTTTCATCGGTTGTTTCTAAAACATCTTGTTCTGTTTTAAATGGATTAACAAAGGCAACATATTTACCATTACCCTTGAATTCTTTTAATCTACGATTAAATTCTACAGAATCGAATTCTTTCGTTTCTTTGTTATATAATTGTTCTTCACTTATAGCTTTCAAAGCCTCATAACCAACCCAAAAGTTAATACCAGTTTTAACAATTGATATAGCATTCTTGAGTTGTAGTATTAAATCATTTTCTCTTGACCTGTCGAACAAAAGTAGCATATTTTCAAGAGCTGGGTCTTTTTTAATTAAACCAGAAGAGAATATAGCAACGCAGTTTTTTCCCTCTTCATTTACAGTATTCTCTAACGACTCTTTAGAAACTGGTATTTCTTCTATAGAACCGGTAGATTGATTTATAGAGTAAAGATTTCCACCAGAAGCTTCTATTACTTCCCATAATAAATCAAAAGTATCATCTATTTGCGAATCTAAAGTTCCACCGGGACTAAAATCAGTTTTAAGTTCTGATAGAACAGACTGTTCAAAAATAGTATTTAGATTTTTTACATTAGCTATAATACTTTCTATAATTGGTGTTGTATCTTCTTGATCTACTTTAACTTTAACAGAAATAAAATCACCAGAAAAACTGTTAATTACATCAGCTTTTTCTACTGCTGTCTTTAATCTCATTAAGAAAAATAACTTCATCATTAAACTTGTAGAAGTGTGGCTTGTAAATAGTTTAGGATAATTAGCGATATCTAATAGCCCAGAAAGTATGTTTTTGTTTTTTCTGTTTAAAGACAAATCAAATGCTTCTATTGAGGTAAAGTTTTTGATACCTGCCATTATATTTAATAATGTAGCACTTTTTAATCCTAAACCAGCTACTATTGGGGCATTAATAATTTTCTTTTCGTACCAAATAGTTTTATCTTCTATAGCCTTATTCAGATTTGATACAAACATTTTAAAACCATCACTATTTAATATACCAGATATTACTTCATTACCTGCTATGTCAGCTATTTGGTTTTTAGAAATCCTATCAACATGTAAAGCTTCTCTTTCTTCCGGAGTTAATGAAGCTTCTTTTTCTGCTTCAAGTCTTTGTTGTTCCTCATCAGCAAGAGCTTTTTTCTGCTCTCCTGGTGTTCCCTTCTCTAAAGAAATTTTATCTTTATTTATTAGATTATCTAAAAATAAATTGTTCTCTAATTCAGATGCGGAAATATCAGTAGAAAGTTTTTGTTTATATTGGATTAATAATCTAACAATACCATCTAAAAATTCTTGGTTTTCGCTTGAAAATAGATTATTTTTACCTGTTAGTTGTTCTGACATATTAGTTTCTTTTACAAAATTTAATATGTTAGTATAAAATACTTTCGCATTTTTATCTAAATTTTTAGCATTGTTTAAGAAAATATCTGATAAAGCTTCTTCTTGAACAGTTATGGCTTCTCCAACAAGAGCGGACCCAGGTTGAATAGAGAGATGACTTAATGCCTTTTTTGCTAAGTTTTCTTTTTTGCGTAATAATTTTTTAGCGGAGGCTGCTGGTTTATTAGTCAAATTAAGTTTTTGTATATGCTTCTTTAAAGCATCTATACGGTCTTTTTGAACCTTTTCGTCGTTATAATCTTCACCTTCAGCAAGCTCTGGTTCTGAATAATTAGATATATCTTCTAATTCAGAAACAAAGGGTGCGGCTATTAGCGACATAGCCTTTTTTCTGGTTTCATCTTCTTTAAACTGTGCGGAGTTTGCGTAATGTGAAAGAGTTGATAAAGCACTTCTTACGCGAGATTTCCATTCAACACTTTTCTCTACTTGTTGGGTATCTAAAATAGAATTCAACGCATTTATTGTCTTATCGTATAAAGACTTGTCTAAATACTTAAAAACATCTGTTGGAACTTTGTCTAAAACACTTTTTAAGGCAATAGGGTCCATGCTGTCAGATAATTTTTGAAGCCTAACAGAAAGAACGTTAGCTAATCGCTTGTTTCCAGCAGTTTTAACAACAACTCCCATTTTATTAAGCTCTTCTCTATAGTCATTTAGCTCTTTTTGGGCTTCGTTAAACCTTGCTGTAAGTCCTTTAAGCTCATTTTGTAAAACTTCATCACTATCTTCTTCTGATGTTAATAAATCTTTATTAACTTGTTCTATAGCTTCTCTGATTTTCTTTATTTTCTTTTCTAAATTAATCTCTGTTAAATCTTTTTCTACAGTACCAGGAGCTTGATTTTCATACTTTTTTAAGGCTTCTAATAAAGGGTTAATTATTAGTTTTAAGGGTCGTAAATTAGGTGTTGGTTTTTCTTCCTGCTCTGGAACATTAGATGCCACAAATAACATTTTTAAATGTTCTAAATCTTCTGTTTGTAAAGAATTAAAAGTTTCAAGTATAGCAAAAACACTCTCTTCTGCTGATTTTAATACATTTTTCAGCAACTTTGCTTCTTCATCAAATTTGTTTGTTTTAAATTCACCTTCTTTATTACGTTCAGCTGTCGGTAAAGATTTTAATTTTTCAGATTGCTTTTCTAATTTACCTATTTGAACTTTAATATCACTTGAGATAAAAGAAAGCCTGCTTATAAAAATATCTTTTAGTTTAGATAAAAATTCACTATCTGAAGTTTGATTTAAAAATAAATCTTTTATATCTTTTTTAGACCCTGATACATAACTTGCTAACTCTTCTTTAGCTGAAGATAAAGCAGATTTTGCTAATGATAGTTCAAACACAAGTTCTTTACTGGCTTCTTGATTTAATCGGTTTAATTCAGCTTTATCTTCATCTGTAGTAGCTTTTAATATATTGCGCCACTTCTTTGTAGCTTCTGTATGCGATAAACCAGAATTATCAAATTCGTGTTGAAGAATTTCATTAGCTCGTTCTGAAATCATATCAGCCGATGGTGTAGAAAGAGTTCTTACTTTTTCATCTAAAGTTTTTATTTTCTGTTCTAATTCTGGTTTCTTTTCCTGTATTGAAGAAGAAATATCTTCAAAAACTTGACCAACAATAACATCAACTTCTTCTTTTTCTAAATCTGTTAAATTGACAGAACGTAAAAATTTACCCCCTAAAACAGAAAGCATCTTTCCACCACGATACTTTTCGGGGGTTTTATTTACGTTTCTGGCACCAATTCCCCACTTTACTTGTGTTCCAGCAGAAGGTAGTGGTTTAAACCCTTCCTTTTCGTTTGTTAGTTGTTTTATTTTTAGATTTAAGGCATCAAGAGCTTCTTTGGATAAGAATTTAGAAGTTTGTAAGCCCTTTAATCCGTTTTCTCCAACAACTCCGCTGCGCTTTAATAATAAAACTTGGTCTTCTGGAGAACCGAAAGCTGATATAAAATTGTAATAAATAGTGTCAGCTATATTTTCCGATGTAGATGTAGAAAACCCATTATATATCGCATCTGGAGTATTTATAATTGTTTCTACTCTTTGTTTTAAGTATTCTTTAGCATTAGCTGGAGCATTTCTATCTTTTTCTATGAATTGTTTTAAGTAAGAAAAAACAGTTCTAACAGCATCTGAAGATATTAAATCTTCTACAGAAGTTGCTGTTTCTATAGGATTGGNAATACTTTTTTTATTCTTGGTCTCTTGCTTTGTTAATGCTGCTATGAATGGCTCTCTTTGTTTAGCTAAATTAAAGGTATCTTCGCTGTTTAAATATAACCAAACAAGCTTTATAAGGTCAGGATTTGTTTCAATTCTGCCAACTGTTATATCATCTGGTCTAATAATGCCGAAAAGTTTTTCGACTGTTTTATCTGAAAAAATTGGATTGCTTCTATTTGTTTTTCGTAAAAATATCTTTAAACAGTTGTTTATTAGTTTATTAATACCATCTACAGAGTCTCTATAAGCAATCAGGTCTTTACTTCCTTCATCACTTATATCAATATCTCTACTTACGATAGAAAGCATATCTGTAAAGGTAAGTTGGCCAGGACCAGCATCTGAAGTTTTTACTGGAACAACAAGAGGATTAGTACTCTTATTTAGATTTTTTATTATTTCTGTAGTTTCTTGGGCTTTTCTACCGCGAGTATGTTTCTCCGCTCCAGAGGCTTTTCGTTTAGCTTTTTCTAATTTACCTTGAAAATAACCACTTTTTTCGGTTCCGCCCTCATATTCGAAAACAAGAGCTTCTAATTCAGATTCTAATTTCTTTATTTTATTTTTTCTTACAGCGTCTGGAATTTTTGTATTAGTCTCATATCCGCTAATTCTATCTTGTATAGCTTTTTTCTTGTTGTTATACTCTGTTTGAAGGTCTTCATAGGTTTTAATATGAGAACTTCTATACATTTCATATCCCTGTGTTCCAGCAGACTTTTTAGCTTCTTGAATATCAGAAACTCTTTTCTGCATGCCAGACATATTACTAAACAACTTTAAGCGATTTGACATTTTAAATCCTCAATTTACATATTTATACTAAACTTAATTAGTATTATAGACCAGCTTTTCCGAGACCGTCTAACCATTTATGCGCTTCTGTTTGAGGATAAAAGTTGAGAACTGGTGTTTCGTTATCTTTTTTATGTGCTATAAGGGTTGCTTGTCCGCAAGCTGAACATAATTTTTCTTCTACTTTCCTTGTAATAACTATACCATAATCGTCTCTAACAAGGATTTCTACGTATATACCATCATCTTTAATGTTTTGTGGTATAGAACTTAATGGATAGCCAGAAGAAATATCAGAAGTCTTTGCGATAGCAAAAAGCTCATAATCAGTATTTTGACACATAGAACAAGTATAATGTTTTTTAGTAAATGTTACGGACATAAATTACCCAGAAATGCTTATTAATGTTTTTCGAAGTTCGTGAAACTCTTTTACTTCCATTTGTCTAAATAACCATCTTATATCAGAACTTGAAGAAAGCGGCGGACCTGTAAGTACAATTAGATTATCGTTTCTTCTGTTCTGTAAAGAAAAGTATATATATGAAGATAGATAGCGTATATACTTATCTCCTAATCTGCCTTTAAGTTTAACAGAATTAAAAAATTCTATTGGTACGGCCAAACTATTCCAAGTTTCTACCATTACCGTTTCTTTTTGAAAAATCTCATCTTCTATTATAAGGAAATCTTTATCGCTTGCCATATATATTGCCGTACTTACTGGTAATATATTATATAAGACTAAAGAATCGAGTGTAACGGAATTGCCAACTACGCAAAGCCTGTTATTGTGTAATTTATATACATCGCCTGTAGTTGGGATTTTGTTTTTCATAAAGTTAATTGAAGAACTTTTTTTCATATTGGTCTAAAGGTAGGGCCAAAGAAAGCACACTTCTTCTTCCTATATGTCCACAAGACGAGCAAGTATAAGTAATTAATGGCATTATTTTATCTGCTAATGGCATATAGATATCTCCAACTAAATCACCAACAATATCAGAATTACATTTATTACATGTTGCGTTTACTGGTTTTGTTAGAGGTTTTATTTCTGACGACGACTTTCCTTGATTTATAACCTTTTCTTTTCTCTTTCTTATTGCTTTATTTTCTTTAATCGGTAATATCTCTTCCAAGTCCTCAATAGTATCCAAGTCTAAAACATCATTTTCATACATGTTGTTAAACATTCGTTTTGACCTTTTACTCATTAATTATTCCTTTAAAAAAACAAAACTCTCTGATGTAGAAGTCTTAATACAATAAGACAAATCAGAGAGTTTTGTAATAGTTTCAACTATAAAAAGAGCTTCAGACGTTGCTTTTCCAGTTACGTAATTAAAGCAATACGAAAAATATAAGTTATCATTTCCGCAATATAATATATTATCATATATTATACCGTCAATAGAAAACACATTGTGGTGTTTTTCTAAAATATCAGAAAACTCTTTTATTGTTAACTGATTAGAATGGTTTGATGTCTTCGATATCAATTTTAGCTTGCTCAAAGAAATTAGGTTTATCTAATGACGCAGACGCATATAGAATATTTGGAACAAGCTTTTGTGGTAATGGTGCCATAGGATTTGTATTAGTACTTAATCCCGGAAATTGCGTGTTTTGTGGCGGTTGTATAGAATAGGCTTCATCTAAATTTCCTACCACCGTATCAGCGTCAACTCCATATGCGCTTGAAACAAAGGCTCTAAATAACTCTTCTGAAAATTCATTATATACTATATTTACCATTTTCAATAATAAATATGTTCTAAAATCTCCGTCTGTCATTGAATAATTACTAACAGCTAATGACAAATTTGTAAAGACATTTTGTAATCGTTCTTTATTAGCAGGAATTTGCCAATTCATTGGTCCGATTAATGAGGTATCTTGTAGAAATAGCGTAAGAGGGTCAAAAGAAACCTCTAAACTTCTATATAAATACATGTTAATTCTGGTTTTAACATCATTAAGAAATTGTTGTTGGGTATGTGTTTTTTTTAACATACTACACCGTATAAACTACATAATAGTAGGAAATGTTAAAACTATCAAATACTGATAAAGTGCTTGTAGAAGTACCGCTTGTATATCCAGGCCCTTCGTAGGATGGATTTGTTCTTAAAACAAATACGGCAGAAGAGCCGGAATCGGCTCCAGTTGTTCCGTTTATGGTTCCAAGAGTAATAGTTAAGTCATAATAAAACTTTGATGTTGGCGTGACTGGATGTAAACCGCCCGGAATAAGTTGTCCATTATAATAAACTTCAACAGTAGAAGAGTTTTCAATTCTATCTGAATATGTTCTATTTACTATACCAACAGAAGCTTCTCCGCTTGATACAGTAATCGGTATAATTTTTAAAAAGGAATTTGGAGTTGCCGTCATATACGCCTACTAATTTAGTTCTGATATAGAAGATAGTATTGAGCTTTTATCGTTTTCTGCTAAATAGCTTAAATCTGTTATAATTTCCACATTATCAAATACAGGTTCTTTTTTTCCAGATGCTTTTAGTTTAGCTTTTACGTTTGCTGGCATCTCTCCTAAACTCTTTATGATATTCCATAATTTTACATGGTCAGTTCCAAACTTCATAAATCTCCAGATTTTTGGGTTATTTGGGATATTTAAAATTTGTATAGGACTGTTATTAGCTTTAGTCAAAGGCATATTTTTGTTTCTGTAGGCAATAGCCTTTAGATTACCGTTTTGTAGAATAACAGAGAACGGATATCTATGATACATTTGTCCACCATTAGCAGCTGTTCTTGTATCAAAGTACGCATCTGGATTATCTTTAATCCTATTATATTCTGTTTTTAAGTAGGCTGTAATTATATCAATAGCTTCTTGTTTATTAGTAGCTACTTTATTTACTGTAGTAGTAGGTGATGTAATTGTAGTTGGGATTGGATTTTGCGGTCCTGTATTTGTGTCTGTTCCACCAAAAAGGACGGGGCTTGAATCGACAACAAAGTTTTCAGTTTCTTTAACTAAATCTCTATAATGTTGAATATATATAGCATATAAATGCTTACACAATGCTGGAGCAAGTCGTTCTGGTTGTGTGGCTTTGGGTAAACTTTTTTCTTTTGTATAACCGCCTTGTTGTAAGCGTTCATAAAACTTTGTATCAAAATCTTTACAATTACAACTTACATAACATCTGGTTGGAGTTTTCTTTGTAAGAGATATTCTTGCTGTCATTAAGCAAGTATATGGTCCTCTTGGTTCACCATTACTATCGACAGTTGGGTATTCTTCGCCCATATTCGAATCAACTACATGTGGGTGTGAAACTGTCCATTCGTCTACTAAAATGTTAGTACCAAAAGCATTTATAACTTTACTTTTACCGCTTTTTGTTATAAGTTTGCCAGCAGCTATCCTATAAGAATAGCCTAATTTAGAGGACCTTTCTCCTCTCATTGCTCTTCTTTTTCCGCCTATTACGTGGCTTAATTTTTCGTGTTCGTTTGAAACAGCCGGATCTACATAATCCATTAATTGCTTAATCAAATATGTGAAGTTTTCACTGATTACAGCTTTGTTGGTTGTGTCTAATAAGACGGAGTCGAAGTTTTCATCTATAATAACGGCCATAAACTTAATTATACAAACATTCTGGTACTAAACTTCTTTGAGTTTTTCTGAATGTGTTTCATTAAGTTTGTTCTTGACATTTCTTTTGAGAGGTCGCCAAGGTCTTTTACCTTTTCGTCTTTCCAGTTCAAAATGTATATATTTTTATTAGGAAACCAACTATCAAGCTCTCTTGCTAATGTTTTAGATTCCTTTTCCGTACCTGGGTCTAAACAAAGATAGATATTTTTCTTTTGTTTTATTCCACTAAACAACGCTGAATGCTGGTCTTTTGATAAAGTTTTACCAAGTAATGCTATACCTCCAGGCAATTTAAATACATCAAAAATACCCTCACCAATATAAGCGTCTTCTGTGTAAAAGGAATCGACAGGAGTAATAGATTGAAATACAAAATCTTTTGGGGCTACCGAGTTTAGATATTTTGGTGTAATATGTTTATCAATAGCTCTACCAGTATAAAATACAGTATTACCTTTATTGTCTTGAATTGTAATAATAACTCTATCTAAATAATGTTCATTATCTGATACTAAAATATCATAACAATCTATAATGTCTTCATCCCAGCCTCTGGATAAAAGGTATTTATATTCATTATCTTCTGGGTCTATTTCTCTAAAAGGCTTTAGAGGTTTTAAAAGTTCCGAATTGAACTTATGTTCTTTAGCCGCTGGAAATAATAATTTAGCAAACACTGATAAGGAAGCTTTGTCTTCTATCTTTGACCAAACCTCTGGATATTTTCTTAGCTTATTTATATCCCCGGCAAAACCGCAATGAAAGCAGTTGAATAAGCCCTTATCGGTATTCACATATAATTTATGATTATGATGCCTACATTTTGGGCATTGAAAGGTCTGCTCGTCCATTATTAACTCGCTATCTTTACTCTACACGCTTGAGCAAACGCTAAATCCCTATAAACAGTTGGATAACTATCAAATAAATGAAAAAACATTTCCAACAGTGGATCTAAAGATTTGTTTCCAAGTTGTTTTTCTTCCCAAATATATAAACCTAAATCGAGTAGGTCTGCCAGCTTCATTAAACTAAAATCGTCTTCTGATGCTACTTCCATAGCTAAGTTTTGGAGATATGGGCTGTCTGGAAATATCCTTTTAACAGCTTCTGTTTCTATTTGTTTAAGTTTTGGCCCAATTCCTTTTTGGAGCTTTACAGGTGTTGGAATATCACATTCAAGTAAACTTTCTGGTAAATCATGGAACAAACCAAGAGTAGCTACATAGTTAACTTTTGAATAGTCTCCCTCATAAAACTCAAGGGCTAAAAAGAACGCAATTTGAGCAACTCGACCACTATGGTCAGCTAATGTTTGTTGTTTAATAGTGTTTCGGCCATGGAAACGCTTAACAGCGCTCATGCCAACAATAGCGTCAACTACGCCATATGTACTTCGTCTTTCGAGCATAAAAGCCTCCGAATTGTATATCGGTTTAACCCTGTTCATGCCGAAAACATTTTCCGAGCCGCCCAATGTTTTCCACGACAAATTCAAACTTTGGGGATAACTTAAACAGTTCTTTATATTTAGTTGTAATTTGTGGGATAGAGGGCTTTTGAAGTGTATTAGAAGATAAAAACTTTAATGCTTGGTTTAAAGTATAAGCAGAAGAGTATGTGCTTGATAAGTCTATTAGTTTGTAATTACGAAGTATCAAGTCTTTATTGTTTTTAATAAGAGTTAGAAATTTGTCAGTGCTATTAATAGATGATACAGTATTGATAAAGTCAATAGGGTTTTTATCATAAAGATTTAAATATGTCTGGTCGTTTGTAAAGTAGGCTTCGCGGAGCTTGTAAAGGGTCTTATAGCCTACGCGATTAATTCCTGGTATATTGTCGCCTTTATCTCCTACTAACGCTTTAAAGAATAAATACTCTTGAGGGTGGATTTTTATACCCTTCATTTCATTAAAATACTCTGGAAAGTTTTTATTATTAACAATTGTTTTTTTGTATGGAACATAGCAAGACACGGATGGGCTAGCTACCAACTGTAAGAAATCCGTATCGTTGCTTAATATAACAGAGTTTTTTCCAAGGCTTGTTAGTTGTTCAGCCATTATACCAATGATGTCATCCGCTTCTATACCAGTTTCCATAAATACAGGTAAATTAAAAGCTCTACACAAGTCAACTACATTATCTCTTAACTTACCATACATACTAAACAAATAGTCTTTAGTATCCATAGCAGCACCAGCTATGGGTGCTAACTCTCTGTTGCTCTTATATTCTGTATATAAAGCTTGTTTCCGGTGAGATCCGCCAATATCAAATATAATATAAATACTCGAACAGTTGAAGTTCTTTGCCTGAAGCCCTAATTGGTGAATAAACATATCAGCAACAGAAGATAATAATTCTGTTTCTGTTAGTAAGTTAGAACCAGATTGACGAGCATATAGCAAACGAATTAAAAGATTACTCCCATCAACTAAAAGTGCTGGATTTGTATCCATAAATATCATATCTTTTACCATGCTAAATCCTTTAAAATTTGATTAACAGCCAGAGAAGTCTCCAGCGAAGATATATCGGATTGAATTGGTTCTTGTGGCAGAGAGACTTTTTTATTTTTTTCTGGTTTCTCTATGTCTTGAAAACAAAATAACTTTGAATGTTCTATGAGCTTATAATAAACAGTTTTTGGTTTGGTTTTGATTACATCTATTTGTGTTATTTTACTATAATTGTAGTAAGCAGCAAAACCAGAAAGTAAAGTAATATCAAATTGTGTTAATTTCTTTAATCTGCTTAAATTAAGAGTGAAGTGCGTTATAGAACTTGTTAAAAATATTTCCATTATATCAGGTTTAGTCAGAAAATAATAAGATATTTCTTTATGTGCTGTTGTTAATAATTGTAAAGCTTTTCCTTTCGCGCCTAAAAATTGTTTATCTGAAATATCAAGTTCTTCTTTCATTTTAACTTGTTTAAACTTTACATATAATAGTAGTAAAAATAAATACTGGAGATTAACATATTTTAATTTACTGAGGCGTAGTTTATTAACAATTTTGTTTGTTTGGATTAGGCTTGAAAGGTATTCTAACCCAAACTTATCAAAATAAAATCTAACTTTATTATTTTTAATAACAGTACAAAAACAAATCTTTGATTTTTGACTACAAATAGACCAAAAACTAACATCATCTGTAAGTATAATATATTTTTGTTTTTCTTGAACGGCTATAGAATATAAAGAAGATACTTTATTTGTTGTTTCTATATAATAACTTATTATACCAGAGAAAACTTTAAACAGCTCTTTTTCAAAAATTGAAAAATCTTTTGTTGGTTTGGTTAGAAGCACCAGATTTTTTATTTCTACAAGGCGTTTAATGCTCAAAATCGGTTCGAAGATATCATCAACTGCTTGTAGCGCACGAAGCCTGTCGCTCGAGCCAACCAGGTCGGACCATTTTTCGCCAAAAGAGCTACTATATTTTAGTTTGTTAGCTATTAGAGAACAGTAGTAAGTAAAATCTATTACCAGTATACTATTAGTAATATCAACCGTTGATAGTAATCTTTTATTGATTTTTTTATTGTTATCTCCTAATAGGAGTTTATTTTTAGGAGAGCTGGTTATTATCATATATACTTTATTATTTATATTAGCAATAATCGTGCCAAACTTTTTGAACTTTTCATTTCCAGTCTGACCCGCATATCCGATATATATTTACCGAGGCGAATTAAACTTCACACGGAATTATTACTTACCTGATACCAATATATCGGGTCTTTTGCTGGAAATCTCCAGCCTTCATATAAAGGAACGCCAAATGGCAGAAATTAAGAAAACGAATTTTAATCTTTTCAAGGAAATACTCGAAAAGTCAAACCAAAAGTCAGCGAAGACTGGTCCTTATTGGTTTAAACCCTCTCCAGGAGCTACACATACTTTAAGGTTTCTACCTCTAAAGTCAAAGGATTTTGAGCTTCCTGTTGAGATTTACAATCACCATGCTGTCAATTTTCCAGACGGTAGATTTGAAAGTTTCGCTTGTCCCCAAAAGGCTGGCGATGGAAGAAAGTGCCCATTCTGTGAGTTAGCTTCCAACTCCTACAGAAAGTTTACGGCCACCGAAGACCCAGCTTATAAGGAAGCTTTTAAGCAGTTGGTAGTTAAGCAAAATTATTTGTTAGTAGGTTATGAAGTAGATAAGCTCGATACTTCTAACATCACAGAAGAGTCTGTGAAGATCGTTCGTGCCTCGTCTAAAGCTTCTATGGAAGGTATTGTTTCCATTATGAGCAAGGAAAAGGATTTCGTAGATTTTGATAGCGGTAGAAATTGTGAACTCTTGAAGCCAGCCGGTAAGGGAACTATAGTTGCTACTACTTGGCAGTTTCAGGACCCAGAACCTGCTTTTACTGGCAAAAAGGGTAAGGACATTTGGGATAAGCTAATTGAAGTATCTCCCGATTTAACCGCAATCATTACTCCTCCTTCAGAGGAAAAGATGGCTGAACTTGTAGCTCGTTTTACAAGCCAACCAAAGGTAGATGAACCTGTTGTAAGCCCAACGGCTTCTTCTAAACCAAAGAAGCTTTCTTCGCAGGAAGCAGATAGTGAAGAGTTTAGTCCTTCTGATTTGGACACTCTTCGCGCTTCATTGAGAGACGATAACTAATCGGGAAACGGTCTAATTGTGTAAAATAATAGTTGGACCGTGTAATGGAGCCAGTGAGTGTGTTTCGCCTCCTTAAACACTCACTGGCCCATTTTTTTAAAAGGATATAAAATGGCGTATAAAAAGAAAAGTTTAACTGGTCTATCTAAAGAAGAAGAGCAATTAGCTGGAGTTTCTGGTTTAGGTGATTTGGACGGATTTAGAGCAGAACTCCGAAAAGAGTTTGGGGCTGGCACAGCCATTGATGACGATGATAACATTAGTGGTTTTATTAAAACCAATATTGATGCTCTTGATTATCTTTTAGGTGGTGGTCTACCTCAAGGTAAGATGACAGAAGTAGCAGGACGAGAAGGAACTGGCAAATCGAGTTTCGGTATTCACATGCTTGCTAATATTCAAAGACAGGGTGGCTTAGGTGTTATTATTGATACTGAGTCGGGTGGTGTTGGTGATCGTTTTAGGTTGGAGCATTTTGGAGTTGATCCCAAAAAGTCTATCATTACCATTGAAGATGTGGCTGAAAAAGTATTTAGTCAGATTGAAAGAGTAGCCAACCATATCGCTAAGAATAATATCAAAGCTCCATCTATGGTTATTGTCGACTCTGTTGCTGGTTTAATTGCCAAGGCAGAGCTTGAGGCTGATATGGAAACAAATTCATTTGCAACCACAGCCCGTGTAATTTCTAAAGGTATTAAAAGAACAAAGTCTATTTGTCATGAAACAAACCTCGCCGCAATGTTTGTAAATCAGAGTCGCATCAAGATTGGTGGAATGACTAATTCATTCACTGGCCCTGAATATACAACTCCAGGTGGCGATATGTTGAAGTTCATGGCTATTACTCGTTTGTTCTTCACGCGTGGCAAGACCCTTGGTGATACTAAAATGTCTGAAGGTCACATCGTTAATTGCAAGGTTATTAAATGTAAGACTTCTGGAGCAATGAACCGGGTTCTCCCTCTCAGGTTCTATTATGACCAACGAGCTTATAGCAACGCTGGTATCGTTTATGATGTTTTAAATGATGCTAAAGCCTTCCCAGGAACCGGAGCATGGAAAACTATTACCCTGCCAGACGGTACTGAAAAGAAGTTTAACTCTGATAGTACTTTTATTGAGTTATTTAATGCTTCGGAAGAGAATAGACAGCATTTCGTTAATATGATGAAGTCTTGTTTTACCAACCTTGCTCTCAACGACAATTCAGAAACAGATACTCAGCTTCTCACAGAAGATATGGACCCAGGTTTAGGTTTGCTTTAATTAAGTTTATGCTTTATGATCCGCCTTATCCTTTAGAGTACTTAAAAGCACATTATCCTGCTCTATTAAAAGATCCAGTTCATGTGTGGAGAGCTACTACAGGTATAGAGCTAATTCACGAAGAGCCAACAAAAGCTGAGTTAGAAAGAATTTGGGCTAATTGGAATAGAATGTCTTCTCTTCAAAAGAAATTATCTGATGAGCAATCTAAAAAGTTATTTGGTATTACTAACCACGAACATTATTTAATATTATCCAGTAATTAGTATCAATATTAATAGACATAAAAAGGCCCACCTTAAAACAGTGGGTCTTTTTATTTATACTTAGCTAATCATTGCCCGGTATAGTTTATCCAATTTTGCATAGTAAGCATCTCTTTTACTATTAAATGCATTTATTCCTTCATGACTGTTAACATCACTAAAAGAGCCGGTATATGGAAATGCGTCTTTAATGTGCTCAAATCTACCACCGCGTTTAATCAATGCGGCCATTTTCTGAATTTCGTCAAGAGAGAATAATTTTTCTGTTGCATTAATTGTATCTTGAATGGTTTCTTCTGAGACAGTTATCTTACTAGTATATAATCGTTCATCAAATGGGTCGAAGGACATAATAAATCTTTCACAATATAATTTAATTTATATATTTAAGCTGCTTGTTTTTAAATATCTTTCGATGTATTATTTAGAGACAATAGATAAATGATACTATTTGATGAGAATAATTCCGAACATAGAGAATCTGAACTTGATGAAATATTAGAAAGCTTTTCTTTTGAGGACCAACGAACAGAAGTTGAAAAAAGAAAAGATAAAAAATATGAGTATCGTGAGATAACTTATAATAAACAAGATGTGTCTGATGTAGAGAAAAAGGCTATGGGTGAGATGATACTTATAGAACCAGATCTTAATAAGTATTCAGAGGTTTTTATAACAAGAGCTACTGCATATTATCCAGAACTTCTTGAAGGTTTTGAATTAAAAAAGAAACGCGGAAAGAAATCAAATATTTACTTTATTGAAGCTGTTGGAAGGCATTTATGGGAAAAATGGAATGCTAATAAAACTCCAGAAAATCAAAACGATTTTGTGGCATATCTTTACACGATTATTGATGGTGTTATATTTAAGTATGGTCGTCATAAGCATGGGATATCTTACGGTGAGATATTTCAAGGTGCTGTTATCAAGCTCATCCAAGCCATGGATAAGTTTGACCCTCAAAGAGTAGTCGGCCACGACGAAAAAAATCGTCCTATATATGCCAGGGTATACACATATTTTACAATGATACTTAACTATGGCATAACAACTATAACAATGGCCCACGGCTATGATAAGATACATAATATGTCTTATGATGCCATGGGTCGTGCTGTTGAAGGAGATAAACAATTTGTAAGTGATGCTGCTATGGTATTTCAGGAGTTTTTAATCTTTTTGAATGCTTTTAAGGATTATGAAGACTTAACAGAAATAGATAGAAAGATATTATATAAATTGTATAGTATTTTAGAAAACGGCGAAGATTTACATAAGATAGCTAATAATTTAATATATACATTACAAACAGAATGTCAAGTAAAATCAAAAGAAGTTTTAGCTACTATGATAAAAATGAGAGAGGCTTTTGGGCCTCTCAATATATTTTCATCTAAATTATTATTAACGCAAAATGATTTTGAACAAGATAATTAAATGTACAGTAAGCCTTGTAGTGGTTGTGCTGTTATTAAAAACGTGAGTTTTTCAACTCATAATACATGTATAATAGAGGGCTTTCGGGCCCTTTATTATTTATTAAGAAATAAGTTATAATAAGAGCCTTTACATGAACCAATTAAATAAACGCGAAAATATGAATCCAATAGTCCAAAAAATTGATGGACTTGTAATGGATGAGTCTGAAAAGCTTATAAAAGAATTAGATGATGTAGCAGAACTTTATTCGGGACTAATAGATATTCAACGAGATAGAATGATACAATCAACAGATGCTTCATTTCCTATCAGTTTAGCAAAACTCGGTGAATTACAATTACAAGCATTAAAACAAAAAAATGATATATTAAAGAACTTAACTTCATATAAGACAACAGAAGCTGCTGGAAACAAAAGAGGTGGAGATTTAAGTATTTCTGACCTTTTAAACTCCGCAGCTCTTGGTGCTGGAGTTGGGGCTAAATTAAACATGTCTGGACAACAACCAAGCCAGCCAAAACTTCTCACAGAAGATGGTGAAGTAGATATAATAGATGTTCAAGTTGAAAATACAGGTTCTAAAACCGTATCACCAGAAACAGCAGCAGATATATTAATGAAAGATTTTAAATAATGGCTAAAACCAAGTCTTTACAAGCCAAAAAGTTTATGAATAAACCGGATGACTTAACTCATAGATATTATGAGCCAGAAAGACTTGTTGCTAAATTACAAAAAGAAGGAAAGTCATCTGATGAAATACGTGAAACTCTTATTCAGTATGTTAAGGAAGAGCGTCAAAAGTGTTTTGATGACCCTGTATATTTTGCTAATAATTACGGGTTTATTATCGGCCATGGTGCTGCTGGTATTATTCCTTTCAATACAGCCCCTTATCAGGAGAGTATTCTCAAAGGTGTTCGAAATGATAAATACTCAATAGCGGTTAAATCTCGTCAGTTAGGCGTATCTACTATTGTAATGTTTTATTGTCTATGGTATTCTATATTCTCACAAGGTAAGAAAACTCTAATTGTGGCCCACAAAAGAGAGTCCGCAGAAGAGTTTATTGCTAAATTAAAGACTGCGTATGAGTTTTTACCTGAGTGGCTAAAACCGGCAACAACTCTTTATAGTAAGAGTACAGTAGAGTTTGATACTAAATCTATCATTAAAGCCATAACTTCAAACCCACACGCCGCCAGATCGTTTTCTGCTACATTATTTGTTCTTGACGAGGCCGCCTTCATTGAAAACTGCGATGAGGTGGTAAAAGCTATTTTACCAACAGTAGCTGCCGCAGATGCTAAACTTATAGCTATCTCTTCACCAAACGGCAATTCAGATTTAAACTGGTTTTATAAAACTTATACATACGCTGCCGCAAAAATGAATACGTGGACTGATTACAACTTGCCCTATACAGTATCTCCAGTATTCACAAAAGACCCTCATTTCAGGGAACATCAAATCCAAATTGATAACGGTAATATAGATAAGTTTGAACAGGAATATGAGTGTAGATTTGATATCAATTTAGCGTCTTTATTTAATAATAATGTATTAAAAGCTTTTAAAGTGAATGAAAACATATTAAATAAACAACTTGGTGGAATAACATATGAAGATACTTTATTTATATGGAAACTTGCTGAAACTGGTAAGAGATATATAATAGGTGTTGACTGTTCTTCTAATAAATCTTCAGCAAAGGATTATACAGCATTTCAAGTTATAGATGTTGAAACACAAGAACAAATGGCTGAATATATGGGTAAATTACCAACAGAATTGTTTGTTGATATTTTATTAAAAACAGCAAAGCATTATAATACTGCTGAGCTTGTTATAGAAGAAAATTCATATTCCCAGTTAGTTATATTCTTACTCGAACAAAAAAACTATAAAAACTTATGGATGGCTGATAATAAACAAACTCCGGGATTTAATACCAATAGAAGCAGTAGAGTGCTACTACTTGAAAAATTGATTTTATTTTATAATAATCTACACGGTATTTCTAAACTCAAAAGCGCAAGATTAAAAGTTCAAATGGAAAACTTCTCTGCTGGACAAGCTTACGCAGATGGTAGTAGAAAAATGGAAGCATCTACTGGTAATGATGACCTTATATTAGCTCTTGCTTTAGCTGTAGTTACGCTTATTCCAAAAGAATACTTTCATAGACCAGAAATAGACCAAAATGCTTCTCTCATGGCCAGCACTGAAATGATGACAAGAACTGGAGAATACTCTGACGAATATTTAGAACATTTTTCTATTTTGATGGGCATATCTAAAACTTCATTAGAGTCGAGATTAAAGCTTTATCATGAAATAAAATCTGGTGTTTATGAGGGTTCTGGATTAGAAGATATAAACTTTGTTCATCCTGTAGAAGAATGGGAAAGAACACAAGCAGCTGCCGATTTTCTTGGTATGAAAAATACACAAATACTATCTGATTTGGAGTTTACTAATTTTAAGAATACTACACTGCCTTTCGGTGAGCAGTATGATTTAGGAGACCCTTTTTCAGATGATTTAGAAGGTATACAAAGAGCACACAGAAACTTTTTATATGGCTCAAAAGCTAAAAGAAACAGTAGTTTTTGGTAATATGATACACGATATGAAAGTATAGGATAATTTAAATGGCAGAAGAAAAACAAAAAAAGAGTATAATGACAGCAATTGCTTCCTTATTTACAAGAAGCAGGCCAGAAGAGTTCTCTACAAGATTAGGCGTTGAACAGGCTTTACAGGCTATAAATAGTAAAAATGCTACTACTGCCGCTATCGAACCCACTGTTATTTCTAAAAAAGGAATGGGAGTTGGCGTATATGTTGATAGAACAGATGGTCCAGTATTTCATAGATATTTAGATAGAGAAAATCTACGGCATGCGAGATATTCTATATATGATAGAATGGATACGGATTTAGTGGCATCTGCGTTAGATGTATATGCTAACGAAGCTACACAAAAAGGTAGTGGACAAGAAGTAATTACAGTATCAAGTTCTTCTAAATATATTCAAGATGAATTAATGGATATGTTAGAAACAACCGGATTGAATAATTGGAAATCCTGGTCTGTCATAAGAGATATGTGTAAATATGGTGATAGGTTTGAATCCATAAAGCTTGATGCTCGTAAAGGTGTGATTGATTTAATGCAATTAGATCCTCGCGGAGTCTATCGTTTAGATGTTGATGGAGAACTCCAAGGCTATGTTCAGGATATGGAAATTGTTAGACAGAACTCTCTTGATGCCAGTTCACAGTATTCTACACAAAGTCCCTTCATTGACTTAACTACTCTATCTCTTCCTTATATGACAAGGAAGATGAAAACTTCTACAGAAACAGATAAAGACAATCTTATTCCTTTCCTTAAATATGAAATGCTTCATTTTAAGCGCCGTGGAAACGGAATGTTTGAGCCTTATGGTGTATCAAGTTTAGAAGCGGCAGTAGATGTTTGGAAAAAAGTTGACTTACTTTTAGATAGTATCATTATATATAGGTTAAATCGAGGTCCCGCCAGATTAGTATTTTATGTTGATGTTGGTAATAATCAAGGTGCTGATATAGAAGCTCTTGTTAAACGTCAGATTAACTCCATCAATAAGAGAGAGTATTATGACCCAACTGGTAAGTTAAATGAACGTTATCAGTTATTAGATATGAATGCTAATATCTTTATTCCTGTATCTAAAACAGCACAAAGCTCTAAAGTAGATATGCTTCAACCTGCCCAAAATCTTGGCGATATTGAAGATTTAATGTATCTAAATAATCGACTTTTCTCGGCTCTTAAAGTTCCAAAAGCTTTCTTGGGCTTTGAAGGTGATGTAAACTCAAAAGGAACTTTATCTCAACAAAATGTTACGTTTGGAAAAGCATTAGCCAATATCCAAGAAGATTTCTTATCTGTTATAAAAGAGCTTTGTGTAATTCATTTAGCTATTAAAGGCATAACAGATGTTTCTGAACTAAAGTCTTTTAGTCTTGTAATGACAAGACCGTCATATATTGAAGAAAAAGCTCGTATAGAACTTGACACAGCTGCTGTTGGATTAGCACAAGCATATTTAAGTCAAGGTATTAATCGTGAATGGGTATTAAAGAACGTATTAAAGAAAAACGATGCGGATATTCAAGCTATGTTAAAATTAGACCCAGCCGCAGCCGCAGCAGCTCAAGCTGGTGGAATGGGTGGAGGAATGCCTATGGGTGGCGGTATGCCAGGATTAGATACTATTTCTCCTGGTATGGAAGGTATGCCAGGAGAAGGCGTAGAAGCTCCACTACCAACATTAAATCCTGCTAATATACCAGCAGGAACTCCGCAAGGTCCAGGAGCACAGGTTCCAGCAGCACAGCCCTCTCCTTTAGTACAACAATATGAGTATAACAGTGAAAACACTCCTCTATATGAAGGTGCTTCTATTGAAACAAGAGTTAAAGTACGTTCACCAAGAGTTCTTGTAACTGAAATTCGTGATTTAATCAAAAAGCAAGAAGAGGAAGAAAAGAAGAAAAATGAAATCCTTACAGAGACAATAAAAGAGGATGAGGTATTAGACCCTCTTTTAAGTGATGAATTTCAAGCTAACATTAACCGCTTAATTGATTAAACTCTTTAACAATTAAATTATTGAACAGTCTTTTATAAAACATTAACTTAGGGTTAAAAAATGAAACTACAAACTTTTATAGACATACTTCGTGGTGGTAATTTAGCTTTGGGGAGTAAATTATCTAATTTACTAACCGAAGACTGCACGATTTTAGAATACACTAATGACTCCGTTCTCTTTACAAAAGGGCACAGGCTGGTTTTAGCCAAGTTTAAAAACCCTCTTACAGAGTCAAGAATGACTTCATCTCATGTTTTAAATAATGAAGTTATAGAGATTTCAAAGAATGACTTAACAGAATCTATGAAAAATATGCTTAACAAAGTAGTTGAGTGTGTTATTTCAGAAAATCTTGTAGATGCTCAAGAAAATCTTGACGAGTTCTGTGAAACTTTTTATCAAATGTCTATTTTAAAAAATAGATATCCTGATATGTTTACAGAAGAGTTAATAAAGAAATCAGAAGGCAGAGCAATTAGAATGGAAGCCAGAAAGCATATTCCTGCTTTTAAAGCTGAAATCTTTAATGCTACTGTAATTTCTGAAGGTACTGAAGAAGATAAAGAATTAGCCACTACTAATTTAATGGCTATTGTTGAGTCTGATTTAGGTAAAGTATTGAATTTAGGAAAAGAAAAAGTAAAAGCAATCGTTACAGACGCTCTATTAGGAAATACCTTTTTAGCCGAATCTGTTACTAATAATCTTTATGAGATATTAGAGTGGAATATGGAAGATGGTAGTCATAGAGAAAACAGATACGATGCTGGCGCTGGTAAGTTTAGTGATGAAGAACAGTCTGATTTAGACCGTGAAGAAGAGGAAATCCCTTCTGTTCCTACAGAAAAAGAGGACATAAATGCTGAAGATGAGAGCAAAGAATTTGCCCCATTTAATCCAGCTATGTTCTCTGAAGAAGATATTAAGCAATTACACAAAACCACATTAAAATCTATTTTATTAGCAATGCAAGACTTTATTCATGATAAGGCTGCTGATTCTGCTGATGAACAAGTAGACCCAGATTTAGCTGACCAGATTAATGCTGATTTATTAGCATTAGAAGATGGCGAAGAGCTTGGTGATGATAGGCTTGCTGAAATAGAAGCTCGTTGGAATCCAATGATTTCTTATTTCCTTGACAGTTCTTATCATACCCCTGCTGACGAATTAATGGGTGAAGAGGAACAGCCTTTAGAAGACCAATTACCACCAGAAGGTGAACAAAGTTCTACCCCAGTAGAAAATGTTGAACAGGGTTCAGCAAACGCAAGCGCACCACAAGCTCCTCCAGCTGCTTCGGCTCCTTCACAGGCTCCAGGACAGCTACCAGTAGCATAAGGATTAATAATGAGTAATTTAGAGTTCATGAAAGATGACTGCGGTACAACCCGTGGTTTTGAGGTTCTTGAAGAAGCCCTTACTCCAAACTCTTCTTGGAAAAGTTTAAAAATCCGTGGCATTTTTCAAAGAGCTGATGCTAAAAATCATAATGGTAGAGTATATCCTTATGATGTATTAGTTCGTGCTTTAGGGGAAGCTAAAGATAGTTTAGATTCAAAAAACATGTTTGGTGAATTAGACCACCCAGCTGATGGTAATCCTACAGTATCGTTAAAGAATGTAAGTCACGTTATTACGACATTAAACTTCTCTGGTAAAGATTTACTCGGAGAAGCAATAGTATTTGATGACCCAGGTCCAGCAGGAACACCTTCTGGTAGATTACTTGGTGCTTTAATTAGAAATAATTGTACGGTTGGTATTTCAAGCCGTGGGTTAGGTGCTTTATCTAAAGGATATAGTACTGGTGATGTAGTAAATGAATATAAGCTAATAACGTTTGATTGTGTTCACGATCCAAGCACACAACAAGCTTATGTTCATGCTGTAAATGAAGCAAAGAAATACGGTCGTTCTATACATCAAGCCTTAGAAGATGAAAGAATTACAGAACAATTTAAAGAACATATTAGAGAAATTTTAAGAAATAAGTAATACAATTAACTTGTAGGTGATAAACATGGCAATTAAAATAAAAGAAATTAATGAATTATTAGAAACCCCTGAAATTAAAGAGGTTTTAGAATCTGCTATTCAAGAGCAGTGCAAGGAGCGTCAAGATGCTCTCGATAAAAAGCTGCAAGAACTTGAAGAAGCTAAAAAAGCTGGCGAAAAAGAACTATTCATCAAAAAGCAAATGCTTTTAAGCAAGGCTAATTTATACGAAGCTAAATTAAAAGATGTTTATGAAGCCAAGTTTAAGGAACTTTCAAAGAAAGTTGCTACAGATGTATTCAATTTTATTAACGAGTCTGTTAGTAAGGTTACTAAAGCTGTAACAGAAGATGCTACTCCAGACAGCAAGATTGAAAAGATGCAAGAAGCTTTTTCTAATGCTGTTCGTTCACTTTCTCCTTTTTTCAACATTAATGAATTAGTAGAAGCTAATACTGAAAGTGTTGAAAAGTACAAGAGCTTATTAAACGCTGAAAAGCTTGAAAATGCTAAACTTCGTAGCAAGGTACTTTCTGATGAATTAGAGGCTTTAGTTGTTAAAGAATGTGCTGGCTATCCATTAGAAAAGAAAACAGTAATTGTTGCTGCTTTAAAAGAAGCAAAACCAAATACGTTAGTAGAAGCAAAAGATGCTATTGAAAGCATTAAGGCTTCAATTAGAGAAGAAGCTAAACCAGCCGAACCTGTAACAGAAGCTGTTGTAGCTCCTGCTCCAGTTGCTGAAACTCCCACAAAACCAACTAAAGATATGAAGTCTTCTTTAGTAGCTTTAGCAGAGGATGTAAAAAAGAGAGAAGCCGCAAAAATAGCTTCTACCTCTGCCCCAAAGGGAATGCTCGAACCCCTTGATATTTTTTAAATAAACCCAACAAACGACTTAATAAAAACTATAATTAAGTATTAACGTAAGAAACAATTGTAATAAAAAACAAAACCGAATTTAAGGGAGAAAGACCTAAATGTTAAATCAAGAACCTCTATTAGAATCAAAGGTTAAATCTATTCTCAAGCGAGATGAAGAAGTAGCCAAGTCCCGTGGTCGTGCCCCATACTGGGCAGGCATCATGGAACACCTTCAGGGCATCAAGGATGAAGATACTCGTAATACAGTATTTATGCACACCGTACAGTCTATGAAGTATGCTTTAAGTTTATCTGAAGCCACTACAACCGCTGCAACCACTCCTGGTGGTTACAACAAGGCCATGTTACCAACAATTATTCGTCGTGTTCTACCCCAGGTAGTTGCTACGAAGTTCGTTGCTACTCGTCAGTTGGATGTTCCTACACAGATAATCCAAACCTTCCGTTTAAACCGCAAAAATGCCAAGGATGGTGTTGGTGCTGGTACAGAATGGGCTGATCCCAGCCAGCTTCAACGTTACACTCCTGTAACATCTGCTACTGGTCAAGTAATTGGTCAGAACATTTGGCAGGGTAATAAGTTTGCATTAGACCCTAACTATTCTGCTCAATCAGTAGTTGGTGAAGTAATGTCTGCTTCTGGTGTAACTGGCTCTAATGGTCAAACACTTGCTTATGGTCCTTTACTTCCTGGCTCTGCCCAGATTATGTTAGTTCCTGACAACGATCCTCGTTCTGCTGTAGTTTATGCTTACGATAATGGTGCTGGTCTTTTCGTCAGCTCTTCAACTGGTTTAGTATTATCTGGTGTTACTATTGCTAACTATGGTGTATTAAATGGCACCGCTCCTATGGTCAATTTAGCTGCTCTTCCAGTTCCTCAGCAATCTGATGTTTCTGGTGAACCTGCTGATACTTTCCACTGGGAAATGAATTACTCCTTCTCTCTTGAGCGTAATAAGACTGCTTTAAGTGAAATCAGCTTCGCTATGGATACTATTCAGGTTAACGCCAAAGCTCGTAAGAACTTTGCTCAGATTTCTGCTGAAGCTATCCAGGATTTAGAAGCTTACACTGATGGCAAGATTGATGCCCTCAAGGAATTAGTAACTGCTATGACTGAAACAATGGCCCTTGAAATCGACCAGGAATTAACTTTAGCCATGATGCAGACCGCCTACGCTACTACCACATGGAATGCTTTATATCCAACTGGTCAGTTCCGTGGTACGCAAGCTGAATACAACCAGACATTAGTTCACAAGATGAACTTCGTTTCTAACGATATGTCTGTAAATTATCTACGTGGTGATGATTTCTTCGCTATCTGCCACCCACACCTCTTCAATATTCTACAAAACACCAATAATTTCCATATGAGCGACCTAAATCATCTTCACCAGGGCGACTTTAATGTAAATGCTGAAAAGATGGGTACAATTGACAGTTATACAATTGCCAAGAATGCTTATCATCCTCAGTCTGATAAGATGTTAATGGGTTATACTTCTAAGGATTTAGCCAAGGCTCCTTATGCTTACTTCCCCTATGTAACTTACTTAACTCCTCCACAAGCTGACGTTTTAAGTGGTGACATGTTCTCCACAATCGTTGGTCTACAACAGAGATATGACCACAAGGTCCTACTTGATGGTAAGTATGGTCTTGCTAATCTCCAAGTACTTAACATGTACCAGAGCTAATAATTGGTATAACAATATAAGAAAAGAGGGTTCTTTTGAGCCCTCTTTTTTTGTATAAAAATATCAATTAACTTGTGTGTATAAAATGTATTACAGCTGACAGGGAAACTTATAATAAAGCAGTAATTAAATAGTAGAGAAATTGAACTCCACAAACGAAACAAGCAAGTAAAACACTTTAAAGTATTGAAAAGGAATGAGTTATGAGTGAGAAGTTGATGGGTTGGACCAACAATTTAGCAGAACCAAAGCGAACTAATAGATTTGAGTTATTATTAACTGATTCTCTTCGCCTAACCTGCCATTCTGTTAGTATACCAAATATTGAAGTAGAAAAAGTAGAAGTCCATAGAATGCACGAAAAGTTCTATGTTGCTGGTTCAAAAGTAACATACGGCGAAGTAAAATTAGAGTTTTATGATTTCGTAGATAATGCTGCTTCAAAATCTCTACAAGCATGGTATACTACAATTTATAGTCAAGCTACCTCTCTTATGGGATATCCACAAAATTATAAACAAGATTTACAACTTTTAGTATATGGTCCTGATCATTCTATTGTTGAATCTTGGTTATTAGTTGGTTCATGGCCCGTAAGTTTAGCCTTTGGACAGATGGATTGGAAAGACGGTGCTGGCGTAAGAAATGTTTCGGTGGACTTACGCGTTGACCAAGCTGTATTAACATTAAGCTAATAAAATATTTTTAAGGATTAACAGCAATGACAACATTTATTTCCCCTGGCGTATATACACTGGAGCAGGATTTGTCACAGTATGTTTCCAATCTGTCTTCTACCATTGTAGCTATGGTAGGAACTTCAGATATGGGACCAACTGAAACACCCACTCTTGTAACTTCCGCTTCTCAATATGTAAGTTTATTTGGACAGCCAAACCCTAATCATTATTTAGGATATGCGGCTCTTTCGTACTTGGAACAAGGAAATCAGTTATATGTAACACGTGTAGCACCATCTGATGCTTCTGTTGCCAAACTAACTGTTCCACTACCCGCCAGTTATACACCATACTCTGGTAATTGGACCTTATCTTCAAATACAGCAACAACTGCTACTTTTACGGTAAGCAATTCTACGGGCGCTACTGGAGCTAACCAATTAGTAGTATTACCAACAACTCCTCCAGTAACATTATCTGGTTTTGATTTTACGGATACCACAAATGTAGCTGCTATAAATGGTAAGGTAGGTTCAGATTTATCAAGCTTTATTTCTTCTGGCCTTGTTAATAGCTATGTTGTAGGTCGTTCTTTTACAGTAAACACCGGTTATGGTAAGGGAAGCTCTGTTCCAGTAACTAATTTAGCTGTAGATGATTTAGCAGATTTGTATTTAACTGTAGATGCTACTAAATTCAATAGCTTCAACTCTCCAATATTAGCAACTGCTACTGGCTCATTCCTCTGTACCACAAAGGCTGTTTCCGGTGCTATCGCTGCTGAAACTGTTGTTATTGGTAGTACCTCTAACGGAACTACTACTGGAACACTTTCACTGGTTCTTACTACTACCGGAACTCCTAATGCTACCCCAACTTTAACTAATATAAATAGTTATGTTAGCGTAGCCAGTCCAAACGTTACTATTACAATCCCAATGTTCTATACCGGAACAGGTGGAACTGGAACTATTACAGCCGCTAATGCCGCAAATAATGCACTTTCAATTTCCGCAGTATTAAACGGTATAATTTCTGCCTTTGCTGGTGGTTCAAGTTCTTTAACTGGAAATCTTGCTACTGCTTATCCACTTTGCGCTGCCACATTTGATGGAGTAACTGGTTTAGGTTATATTAATCCTGTTACTGGAGCTTCTGCTGGCTTATCTTCTGCTACAGTGCAATCTGATGGATTAACAATTGTATTAGCTGGTATTACATTAGGTGCTTCTTCTACTTTCTCTTATGGAACTAACGCAGGTCCATTTGTATCTACTACAAACATGCAGATTACTGGAACGTTCTCTTTAAATCTTTCCAGACCTACTTGGGTAATGAATGCTGCTGGCTCTTCTTTTGTCCCAACATTTTTAAAGTTCTCTTCTCTTGGTGAAGCTGATTTCTCTAATGTAGCTATTACTGTAGATTTAAACTTAAATAATGTAGACGCAAGTGATGAACAACAATATGTTGTTTCTTTATATACCAGAGGTACTGGATTATCCATTTCTCCCTCCAGTGTATATCAGAGCGATTTTGTTCTAACAGAACAATATACTGGAACACCAGATGTTTTACAGTCTACTATCAATTCAAGCTCTGCCTATGTTAGTTTAAAAATAGACTATGCTACTGTAGATACTTTAAATTATACAAGCGGCGTTATTACAAATGGCACACCTTCCGATAATTTAACTCCTTCTTTTGGTCTATTTACTGACGCAAGCGGATTAGGTGTTATTACGGGAGCAGTAAATACTACTTCTTCTAACATAGCATATCCTTCTTATGCTGCTTTCCTTGAAAACGGCTCTACTGGAACTATTGTAGATAATTATACTATTATTGGTGATGCTGCTGATAAGACTGGCATTTATAGCGTTTCTGACCCAGAAGCAATTGATATTAATTTATTAGTTGTTCCAGGTTGGTCTGCCGACCCTGCTGTTGCTGCTGCTATGATTAGTCTTTGCCAAAATCGTAGTGACTGTATGTGTATTCTTGATACTCCTTATGGTTTAAGTGTCCAAGAAGCTATTAACTATAGAAATAATGTGTTAGTTTCTGGTAGTAATTATGCTGCTGTATATTACCCTTGGGTTCAGGTTGTTGATTCTGTAAACAAGGTTAACCTCTTTGTTCCTCCCAGCGGTATGGTATCTGCTCAATACGCATATAACGACTCTGTTGGTGCCGTATATACTGCTCCAGCTGGCCGTAATCGCGGTAATTTATTAAATGCTACAGCTGTAGAACGTATTTTAAACCAGGGCGATAGAGATGCTCTAACTCTTGCTCAAATTAACCCAATTTATTCAGAAGCTGGTTATGGTATTTATATTCGCGGTCAAATGACCCTTCAAAGAGCTACAACTGCTCTTAATCGTGTAAATGTTCGTAGACTTTTACTTTATCTTCGTAAGGTTATTTCTACTGCTTCTAAATATTTCGAATTTGAACCAGGGGATTCCGTTACTGCTCTTCGTTTGAAGCAGCTTGCCGAATCTACTCTTCAGGCTCAACAGAATTTAGGAGCCATTAGAAACTTTACAGTAGATGTAGGTTCTGATGTTAATACGTCTCAAGTATTAGAAAACAATGAACTTGTAATGTCTATCTCTATTGTTCCAACAAAGACAGCAGAAATAATTGTAGAAGTTTTCAATATTCTTCCACAAGGACAGGGTATTACAATTAATAATGCTTAATAATTAATAAATAAATGTAGAGCAGCCTCTATTAATTTAGAGGCTGTTTTATTTTCCAAATTAAGTTAGACGGGAATACTTATGGCAGATACAAGTACTATGCAGCAAGCTATTATGGGTGCGAATACGCCTGGACAGAGTTCTATTACTCAAACTGGATTTTTACAGTCTCCCAATGTTTTATTCCAGGCAATGAACCAACAATCATTGACTAATCTTAAATCCCTATCAGCCGGCTCTGTTGGTACGTATTTACAAAGTAAAAATATAGTTAATGGTAATATGGCATCAATTATAAATGCTTCTCTTGATTATGTTTTAGGTGGAAATAGTCAAGGATTACCAGCAATATCTGGTAATGTAAAATATAGTAGTTCTAAAAGAACTTTTATTCCTATCATATTAAAAACAGATTTTTTATTTAATTTAAACCCAAAATCTACAGCAGGAACTAACAACCAGCCTGTCCCATTATATATAGTTTTTGATAGTACGCCAGAAGATATAACGCTTCAAAAAACAGCTAATTGGAATGCTGTTAACTTTTTAGGCAGGCCAGAACCGGTTTGGACATATCAAAATAGTAGTCCTATAACTTTCGCTTTAACTGGAAAGTTTTATGCCGAATCTGTTCAAGCACATGGAAAGCTATTAAAACTTTCTGATTATATAATGTCTTTGGCTACACCTTCAGAAAATAATTATATGCCATCTCCAGTTACGGTTTTTATAGGAACTTGGAAAGTATTACATTGTATAGTAAATAATGTTAGTATAAAATATTCTGGACCATGGTCTTTACAGGTTAATCAAGATGATGTGAATAGAGCTTCAAGCACAGCTGAAAAAAATGTTATTAATAATGCTATAATAGACCAAAACAATTCTAATATACCAACGCATGCTCCATATTTGTTTGAAGCTACTTTTAACTTTACTGTTGTAAGTCCTGGTAATAATGTTCAATATGCCGAACAAGTTGTGTCTAATAATGGCGGTGTTAATAATGGACAAGAGCTATCAAAAGATGACATGAATAGTCCAGTACTTCAAAGCATGTTAACTTTTAACTTAAATGAAATTGATACTGATGTAAATACAGGATTATATCAAAATACGGCTTTTACAGCATATACATTTGAGGGAGGCCAGTTAAATACATATACAGACTCCTCTTTATCTTATACTACTGCTGCCCAAAACTTAAATATATACGATAATGCTAATTCAGTTAAGAGACTATCAGACCAGGGAGTTATAACAAATGCTATAAGCTCTCAAATGTTGAGCTTGTTTCAAAAAGCTAATCCGTCTTCTACTCAAACTCCACAAACAACTACCTCATTAAATCCATTTAAGAAGTTATTTTAATTATGGCAGTAGATAATACTAATCTTTTAATAGATATACAAGATATTCAAAAATTAGTAAATAATACTAATTCCTCTACTTCAAGTAAGAGAGATAATACTATAAATGCTGTTATAAAATTATTAACAGATTTATTAGATGAGGCGTCTGTTAAAACTATAAAAAATCAAATTTCTGATAATGGTTCTTCATCTTTAAATATAAATGGTATAGGAGACTCCGGTAAAGGTAATAATAAATACTTTCCTTCTTATAACGCAAGAACCCCTATTGCGGAAATATCATTAAATGGTACGCAGATTTATCCTAAAAAAATAGATTTAGACACTGGAAAATATATAAACTCTAAAATGAACTTTCAAAATCTAAATCTAAAGTTTCCATTGGGCGGTGTCGAAAAATCAATTACTGGTTCTATTCAATTATTTACAAAAGACCCAAAAGAGATATTAATACCATTAGATATATACGCAAAGCAGGGTGGAACTAAAGAAGCTACAGATAAAGCTGCATTTGGAACTGGCGGTTTACCAACACTTACATTAAAGTTTGGATGGGCCTTTTCTTCTACTACATCTTCTAATACTGTACAAGCCCTTTCTCCTTCTTTAACTTTTGTAATTACGCATATAGATATGACTGATCCTGGAACACAGGGAACAACATTTACTTTATCTCTACAAGAAACTGGAACTTTAGTTCTTGAAAACAGTTCTAATGATATTATTATATTACCAGATTATCCACAAGAACAATTAAGAACATTATTAGAGGGTCTATTACATGTAAGATTGTTTACATTAGATGATTTATTATATTTTGGTATTCCTGGAGGAAATAATCCAAATACTAACAGTAATTCTACAACAGGTGGTTTTTCTTCTAAAAAACAAGTAATACAAAATAGTACGCAATCTAATCTTAATGTAGGCGGATTAAGCTCTATAAATAATATATCTTCATATGCTGAACAATTAAGAACATTAGCTATACAAAAGTTTGGTATGGCTACAAGTGGTTATACAAGTTATTATAATACAACTGATTTAGAAAGATATTTAGCAACAAAACCTGGTGGTATGTTAGCTGTATATCAACTAAAACAAAATCTATCTCTACAGCAACCAACTGCCCCAGGAACTTCTGTATCTGGAACTGAAAATACATCGGCAGCTGGTAATTCTAATAATCAAATAGTTAGTTCAATGTCTTCTGGCGTTGTTCCAGATACACAACAAGGACAACAATCTGCTGCTATTACGACTGGAACTCTTACAAAAACTTTCTTTGCTACACAACCTTCTGCGGCTGTTGGTATAAACGGTAGAAACTTTTTTACTGTTGCTAATGAACTTGCGGCACAGTGTAGATGTAGATGGTATCCACACGAAAACAGTGTATCCGCAAATCAAAGTGATAATGATAGTATAACTACAACAAAACTTAATGCTTTAGCATCAGATTTAAAAACTATACAAAATATGCCAGCAAGTATTAGCACTATTTCAGATGATTTGCTTAAAAGTATTAAAACTAATACTGGTACAAAAGATACCTCTTTAACCAGGGAACAGGCACAAACTTTAATAACTGCTCAATTAAAGCAAGATATAGCTAAACTATCTACTAAATGTTCTTTACAATGGATACCAAATATACCTGCTGATTGGAAAACTACTGGAAGCGATATAAACTCTACAGGATTAGACCCTAATGGTAAATCTATACCTTATGATGTAGGTGCCTTCTTCCTATTACCTGATATTTTAAATGATTATACTATTTTCTTATCTGATTTACCTGTTCAATACGGGCCCGGTGCTTCTTCTATGCCATATTTATATGGGTCTGGCCAAAACGTATTTCAAGTTGCTACACAAGGAAATACTCCACAGATGTTTGGAGAAGTCATAGCATTGTCCGTAAGTCATAGCGATTTGATAGCAGCATTAACGCAAGCAGCAAATGAAAAAATGGCTTATGCTGTTCAAGGAAAATGGTTTGGCCAAATAGAACCAGCAATTGCTTATCAAAATCAAAATACAAATAGTTTATTTAGACCAGATAGTAGCGAAGATACTACAAAATCTGAAGCTGCGGCTGCTAAACAATTACAAAAAAGTAGAGCTGTTCAAGGAGATATACGAAGTTCGTTTAAAGGTTCTGTTGGAACAGGTAAAGTAGGAAAACTTGCCATTTTTGACGGCGATGATATGTCGGGACAAAACAGAAGTTTATCATGTTCTGATATTCCTGTAGATACAACTACAGGACCGGCTCAAAGTGCTTCATATATGATACAATCAAGAGTAGCAACTTTTTTAAGATGGCCTACAACAGCAAAAATAACTATTTTAGGGGACCCTAATTTAATAAGATTGGGCCCAGGATGTTTTGAATTATTATCATATTATCCTGTTGAACATGTAAATCCAATTACTGGTGTAATAACAACTACGCAAGAATTAAACGCCCTAACGTCTGGTTTATATTTTGTTAATCATATTGAGCATTCAATAAGCGGAGACAATTTTATTACCGTGTTAGATGGTCAAAAAGTAATTGACCCATCTTTTGTTCCATCATCTTTGACTAATCAAATGACAAACATATTACATGACCAACAAAATACAAAACAAAGTATTTCTAATACAGTTAATGGAGCTATTAATCTTGGTACAGCCTTCTCCGGTTCTTCTCCAATATCTCCGTATGGTGTAAATCAAGTGTCAGAAATAGATTTAAATAGTTCAGATTTTACTACAGGAACTTTTGCTACTGATTTAAAAATTGTTTTAAACACATATTATTCTACTGTAATAAAAAATACTCAAAGCGCCACATCTGGATTACCAGCATCTGTTCCAGGACCAATACCAAATCTACCATAAACATTAATTAAGTTTAGGAAATATAAATGGCTGAACAAGATAATGAAACTACTGATAAAGTCTTAATGAAAAGACTTGCCGCTATTGGTATTAAAATAGAAGTAGACCAGGATTATATTAACAGACAGTTAAGTCCTGCTATGGCAGCTATATCTAAAAAGCTTAATCAGTTATCCAAAGAAAGTAAAATGGATAAAGATGGTATCTTCGGAGCAAAGTTTTTTCAAGATAAAATTAAAAACATTACTGGTTTTGATTATGCTTTAATAAAATCTACTAAAACAATGCTTGGTTATGGTTTAGCTTCTAAAAATATGAACCTCGATAATCAAGAATTTTATAAGAGTTTAGGCTTTATAAGTAAACGTTTAGTAGATGTAGCTTCTGGCATTACAAGCTGGAGAAAAGCCGGAAAAGATGCCTCTGACCAGTCAAAAGAAAATACTTCAAGTTTAGCTTCAGCATTAGCATCCGCAGATAAAAATAGTGCTACTTTAGCCGCTGGTCTTGATAGTGTTGCCACATCAGCAGAAGTAGGAGCTGTTGAAATGGGAGCATTTGCTACAATCGCTACTGGTGGATTAGCATTATTAGCTGTAGCTATTGTTGGTATAGGCGCAGCATTCTATAAAATGTTTACTTCTGCGATGTCTGCGAGAGATGAGGTTAAAAAGTTTGACCAGCTTGTTGTGGGTATGGGACAACAAGGTGTCACGGAATTCGCTGGTAAATTACAGCATTTAAATAAAGCTGTTTGGGGATTAGGGTTTTCATTAGAACAAGTAAATGGTGTAGCTCTTGATTTTGCTAAAGCTGGTGTTAGTCTTGGTAGGTCTCTTGATACTAATTTAGTAAGTAGTGTATTAACTCTATCTGGAGCCACAGGAGTAGCTTCAAGTGAAATTAGTGGTTTATACGGCGAATTATTAAAGTCTACAAAGATAAGTGTCGACTCCTTAACAGCAATGGGAGATACGTTTACAAGATTTAATCAAATAGTTTTTAACGGAACAAATCTTGGTCAAGTATCTTTTGCTACATTTAGAGAAGCTATATCGTCTTCTGCCAATGCTTTAGCTATTGCTACTGCGCGTGGAGAAGAGTTTACAAATAAAATGACAAGAGATTTAATGTCATTGTCTGGATTAGCTACAACATTAAGTTTAAGTGTATCAGAACTTAACGGGCTATTCGAATCTGCTGGTAGTCTAATTTCTGACCAAAACTCGCCATTTAGAGCTTTCTTGGCTATTTCTGGTGGTGCTAATATAAATCAAATGTTAACTAACCAATTTGATAAAACTGATGCTATGTTAAGAGGAATAACCTTTTTACAAAACTTAAATAAGAGTTTTGGAGAAAATATCCAAATAACAGCACAAGTCGGTGCTCAATTATCTGGTTTATCAAAAGAAACTGTTATTAAAATGATAAATACAAGACAGGAAACTATTGCTGATATGTTAAAAGCTCAACAACAGTTAGCTACTATTCAAACAGATGCTACAAAAGATGCTTATGAGAAGGTTAATAGTGATTTAACTTCTGTATGGAATAGAATTAAAACAATGTTCGTAACGATGTTCCAAAACATTATAGGCGGTTCAAGTGGAATGAATAATTTATTAAGAAGTGTTGAAAATTTCTTAATGGATTTCAAAAGAACTATGGAACATAGTGGTTTAATAGATACTCTTGGAAAAATAGTAGACAAAGTAGCTAATTGGTTAGGTAATAACCTTGTTCCAATGATTGAGTTTGTTAATAAAATGTTATCAGATTTTGCTAATCCAGATAAAAGTATCTGGAAAAGTCTTATAGATTTAATAGTAGATGGGTTAAAATTACCTTTTTTCCTATTAGGCCAATTAGCAGGAGAAGGGTTTAGAGCAGCAATGGCAAATGTCTCTATTTTAGGTATGAAACCTTTTGCTGGAGCAAAAACAAGAGAACAAATAGAAAAAGAATTATCAGAAAAGCGCGGTGTTTTAGGTAGTTTTGGAAACAATAGAAATATGCCAGAATTAGACTATTTAAATAATAGGTTATCTGCTATAGATAAACAAGAAGGGCAATTATCTAAATATAGTCCAGATACGGTGACGTATGGTAAAACAGCTGGCGGTAAAGTTGGTTTTATGACTGTTGGACAAAAAGAGTATGCTTTAGAAGAAGAAAAGAAAAGAGTTCAAGCTGAAATAGCTAAAAATACTAAATCTGCCGCAGAAGATATACATGAAGTAAGATTAGCGGTTTGTCATACTTCTGCTGATACTGAAAAGATAATAGGAACGCCTGCTAAACCAGTTAGTCCATTAGCTAAACTTACTGTTAATAGCGCTGGAATGCCAAGTATGCCTGTATTGCATAGTATGGCTAATGGCGGTTAATCTATAAAGGTAATTAACTTATAAGGAAACAATGAAATGAGATATAAAATTAAAAACCTTAGTGGAGATACCACTAATGCTAATCCAGCTTTTTGGCAACCAATTTGTATATATGCTACGTCTGACCACTATCAATCTCTTTTACCAATTGGTCCAGGTCAAACTGTTGTAGTAGGTGAAAATGCCTTTGTTGAATTAACAACTAATTCAAATTATGCCCAGTTTATTTCTGTAATAGATAGTGGTGAACCAGACCTTAATGTTCCATATAGAATTACACAAACTCTTAATGGCTCTTGGCAATACGTTGATTTACAGAGATTTGCTGGTAAGTTAGCAATTACTAATCCATCAACAGCAACCCAGCCTATTTACTTCTCATTTAGCTGGTTTAATACTCCAGCTACTACACCACCAGCAGAAACAATTTCTACTGTATTACCTGGAGAGACAGTTAATATAGATGAACCAATGAGCCCAATTAGATTTATTGCTCTTGAGGGCCCAAATAATGCGACAGCTTACGTTTTATCTAATTAAGGTATAAATGTCAAATGTATTAACTAATAATACTACTGGTAGTATTATATTAGCACTTAACACTAATTCTCCTGGGTCTACTATTTCAATAGCCCCAGGAGCAAGTTTGTTATATAGTGATGTAGTTATTACAGACGAGGCTAATCCTAATTATAATGTTCCTCTTATTCAAGAATATATAAACTCTGGAATATTATTAAATCAAAATCTTTCTGGTTTAACTGGTTCAGAATTACAATTGTTATCTCCAGCTAATCTTGTTATAAATATGACTACTGGAACACCCCAATTATTATCTAAAAGTGTTCCAACTAATATAGATAATCAACAAGTATTAGCTTCTAATGATATGGATGGTAAATTACAATATATTTATTATAAATCTGTTCAAGGCATGTCATTATCAATGGATTTTGGTGCGACACAGTTTTTAATAGATAATACTAATTTATTATATCCAGATGAAATAACATCATTTGCCGTTCAAGTATATGATAGCATTAATGGTATTTTAAAACAAGTTAATCGTTTATATATTGGAACTTTAAGAGAAGGTGTTAAAACTTATACACCCGGTATAGATACAACATATGTAGATTTTGACCCTACAAATACAGCATTTGATGCTGTAAGTCCTTTATTTAAAAATGTTTTAACTACTGTTATTGAAACTGTTTCCGGACCTACTTACATAGGCGGCCCTAATGTTATTACTGTTAATTCTACTGATACCCAATTTACAACTTTCTGCCCTACATATATTTTAGGTATAATAAATACACCATATACTTCTGGCTGTCCTATTTTTGTAGCTACGAGAACTATACAAACAACTATAACTAATAGTTTTGATACAACTGTTTCTATAACAAATCCACCACTTACCGTAACGACAAATAACGTATATGAAACTAAAGTAGCATTTAAATATTTACACCAACAAATATATGTAAATAATACATTAACAAACACTATTCCTACAATTAATCAGCCAGTATATTTTAATACTGCTAATAATTGGATATTATTACAGCAAAGTTCTAATTTTACAGCAGACGTTAATATACCTAATATAATAGATATAGAAAATGTTTTTCCAACAAATATAGTAGACGTAATTACAGAATACATCCCAACAGGTATGCTTGTTCTTACTAAATACCCAAGTGTCGAAGGCGGCCCATCTAACGCATTATATTTTATCACTTGCTTTAATAATATAACTAATATACCAATAATATCAAGTTTAGAATTACCATCAGAACTAAAAAATATAAAACTTAAAAATATGTCATATTTATCAGAAATAGATGGTATTAACTATGATATATTTATAACAACAGATACAGAAGTTTGGCGATATTCTTCGAATACAAGTGTTTGGGAACAATTTTTATATTTTGGAAATGCTATAAACTATTTAAATACTGCTGTGTCTAATGGTATTTTGTCGTCAGATGGTATAGTAGGATTACAAGAGCTTTCTAATTTTATAATGTTGCCTAAAATTAATACTACAAATGCGTATGTTGGCATTTTAGGTTCTGAATTAGGGTTAACCTTTTTTAACTTAAAATTAGTAAATAATGAGTTTATTACAAACGCTAAAAATACAGTAAATAAATCAATAAATGTATCTGGCTCTGCTATAATAACTGATATTAAGTTTAATACACATGGGGAGAATATGTATGTATTTACATGTTCATATTCCTCTCAAATACCACGAACTTGGTTTAATAATAGCAGTTGTTTACAACTAATAGATAATAGTTCTAAATTAATATCAAATGTTTATTATTTAAAACCAGATATAGAAGCTAATGGCGACTCCCCATATTATGTCACGCAAAACTCATTACAGCTAAATTATCAACCTTCTGGAGAACAGGCTTCTTATACACCTGTTTTAATATATTCTGATTATGAATATAACTTACAGTCTGCTAAATATTCATTTAAACTGTCTAACTTTGTCAATGATACTATTTTATGTAATGAATTAACATCTACATTAGCTTATAAATATTATGTACCTTATATAACAGAACGTATTATTTCAAGTATAAGTCCAGCAGAATTGAACATATTAGAACTTAATGAGTATAAACATGCTTTTAGTATACCCTCTATAAATAGTATTTCTATATTTTCAACTTTAGGAACACAGGTTTCCGTTTCAGAAATACAGTCTGTTGTTTTACCGGACACTTATACATATAATGGCTCGGATTACATGTATTTTGTATGTACAGATTTAACTAACTCTGTTGTAATACCAACAAGTATAATAACGCAAGAAGTTTCTGGACAATTTTCTACAACTATTACCTTTGAAAATAGCTTTTCTGGCAGTATATATTTTAATGCTTGTCAGGCACCTTCCGAAGTCTCTTTTTCTGGATTATTTGGAATAATCGCGCATAACTTCGGAACTTATCCACAAGTCATTTTAGACAGTAGTTCTGCGGCAGTATTAAACGATATTAAATATATAGATATAAATAGGCTTGAACTGTCCTTCAAATCTTCAGTAAATACTACAGTTCTTTTGGCAGGTCAGCCCGTATTAGAATAATTGTTTTGATAGAAATAAGTTTATAGGTAAAATAATGACAACTTCCTCATCTTCAGTTCCAGTTTTAGGCCCAGTATTATATTTTACATCAACAGATGGTTATTCTTACGATGTAGATAATAGGCCATTATCTAATTTAGATACAAATATTAGACACATAAATACTTCTCTTGTTGGTATAGGATATGGTGAACACGCTTCTTTAGCTGGCGGCCAATTAGCTCCTGGAACAGTAGTTTCTTTAGCACCAAATGGAGCTATTTTTTATCCAATTACAGTCCCCTCTGTTAATTTAATGCAGAATATTGTTGGCCTTGTTATTGGAGCTACAGACTCCGGTTTAAATAGAGTTATTTGGTCTTCAAAGCATTTAGATTTAGATGTTATTGGTTTAACTTCGATAACTGCTGGACAAGCTTCTGGTAGCTATTTAACTACGCAATCTGGTGGTAATGGAGCTATTGTTGTAAAAACAACACCAAATACAACAACAGACTATATTTTAGGTAGAATTAAAAACGGACCATATATCGAAGTTAATACAGCAGCAGAACTTATTGCTAATGATGCTTCTATAGCAGTAAATAATGCTGTATTAGATAATCATGCTAATATGTATGGTTTTACAAGATTAAGAAACTTATTAATGTATATTGATATGGGAGTCACTCCTATGCAATATATTAAAAGAACTGTTAGACAGTCTGATTATTATGGAGTAAGCTCTGTTGTAAATCCAATGAACGTTGGGCTATCTTCTGATTTAACTACTATAGCTCCGCTGTCTTCCGACTCTACTGTCTATGGTAGCGCTCTTGATAATAAAGTAATCAAAGAAAGTTATACAAGTTATATAAATACTGGAGTTTCTCCATCAGATTCCGTATCTGTAAGTGGAGTAGCAAGCACTTGGTCTTCTATTGTATACGCAACTGCTCTTCCTTATAGTTATAATTCTCAAAACTACGAACTTCAACAAATTGCCTCTACTGGTGGATTTGATTATAGTTCTAACGTTCAGTTATTTAAAAACTTTCAAATTGATAAATACTATCAATATAATAAAACAATTTCTGCTAACCTTGTTGGTAAAATAGCAGCTACTGCTACAGTATTTAATCCATTAAATATTTCGGGCCAAGGTGGAGAAACTACCAGAACTATAGTTTGGGACTTCTTCTCTTATAGTATTTCTGGATTAGAAACATATAAATATAGAGTAATAACAAATGGACAGTCCTCTGAAACTGCTTTGTTATCCAGCACAGGAATATTCCCATCCGTATTAATAACGATTTAACAGAGTTTACATGTCAAACATGATACAACCAGCTTTTGATTTAAAGACATTACTACCACCATTCCATACGCATAAACTACCATCAGCTGGCTTTTTCTCTGAAACTCCCGCAGAAATAAATATTCGTGGTCTTACCATCAGAGAATTAAAGCATTTAACAGCTTCTGGAAGATTAGATAAGAAAGTATTTGACCAAACTATTGCTTCTTGCGTTAAAGAAACTATAGATTTTTCAAACTTATTATTACAAGATTATAATTATATTGTATATTTAACAAGACTTTATACTTCTGGTTCTGAAGCCAGTGGTGCCAAACGGTGTGAAAATCCACAATGCGGTACTAAATACAATTTTAAATACGATTTAACAGAACACGCAGAGACAACATTTTTGGAAGAAGTTTTACCAATATCTAAAACTGTTATTTTACCAAGATTTAAAGAACGTTTTGGATATGAAGTAGTAGCAGAAGTTAAACCACTAACCCGTGGAGATTATCTAAAAATAGATAAAGCTATTCAGCAAGCGGCAGACCAAGCAGCCAAGACTGGACAACCTATGTCCAGCTACCCTCTTACCGAGCTTCTAAAGGCCCATATCATGTCGATATCAGGTTTGCCTGCCCAAGTACCCAAAGAACAGCTTCTGGACTATTTAGACCCATCAGAGGCTAATTTAATAACATCAGCATACCCAGATGATAATTTTGGTTTATCTGGTAAGGCTATTACTATTTGTCCAGTTTGTAAGACAGAACAGGAGTTCGTGATTCCGTTCACGGACATCTTTTTTCAATAGTTTCTTAAACCTTGATATTCCTATTACCCAAGAGTACTATAACGTTATCGAATCAATTTTATTAGAGTTTTTTCATAATGGATTAACATATAAAGATATAATACAACTTCAAGTTTTTTTAAGAGTAGTTTTAAAAATGGAGTTTATGTATACAGATTTTGCTACACCAATAGATTTTATGAATTACTATAGTGTAGCAGAAGAGATTGAAAGAAAAAAACAAGAAGAAATAGAAAACAGCAAAAGAGAGCAATATAAATAATATGGGCCTGTCTGGCCCATTATTATATAAGGGTAATTAATTTTGAGTGAGACTTTTCATGCCAATAAATCTAAAACCTGTTAATGTTTATCAAGAGTTTGAACCATACGATGTTGATGTAGACAATAGACCACTATTAGATATACAAAACAATATTCAAGAAATAGTAGGTTTATTAGAAAACTCTGGCTTTTATTCTGAAATAGCGGCAGATCCTTCTCAACTACCGGCTGGCGGATTTTCTACATTTACTTGTGCTTGTATTGGTACAAATAGCTTATTAATCCCAATAGACATATCTAAATCTATTATTGAAATTGATTATACTACCTTGCCAATTGTATTAATTCTTGGATATAATATAGATACAAACACTTATCAATGTCTATCCTTTTCTGCTGGCATAACTTTAACCAGCAAATTCGCATCCTTTGTTTCTGGTTCTCAAGGAAGATTATTAAAAGTTGGCCCTGGCGGTGTTTTAGTTGACCAAATGTACTATGATTTGGCTTATGCTTCGTCTGGTTATCAATCTTTATACGTTGGTAAAATATTAGGCCCTAATAGTATAGTTTTTGGTGGAAACCAAGTTAGTATTTTAGGAAATAATTTTTATTTAGCTAAAAATAGAGACGACTCGACTTCTGGATTAATAACAGTTCAAAGAGCTAATTCTACTTCGAACACAGTATTTAAGTCTGTAAACATTAATGATGTAGGCTCTTCTTATAATTATGCTGAATATGTTAATAGTTATGGAGCTATAAGTTCTAATTCTTATTCTGTACCAATATATTTTTCTTCTTCGGAATTAGATTTTGACCAATCTACTGGATTATTTTTAGCTCCGGTATTAGAAGCTCAACTTAATGAAATACACTTTTTAACCCCTTCCATAACTACTTTCACAGGGGCTTCTCAAACATATTTAACAGCTGGTATAAATGTAAGAAGTTTATTAGATTTTACTTCTTTAAACTTAATACATACTTCAACATATTCAAATAGCATATCAGAATTAACACAAGATATTAGCACTAAACTTATTTTTCAAGATAGAGTTTCCTCTACTCCAGTTCCTATTGGTTTACAATTTAATAATACTCCTATAACTGTAGGAGATAAAATACTTGCTTCAACAAACCAACCAGCTAATCTATTACCAATTACTGATACTACCGGTATTACTATTGCTGATTATTTTAACACCGCCGGTGGTTATATTGGCGGTGTCCAGGATAATTCTGCTCTAACTACTACAAGGAATACAGTATCACAAGACCAATTAATACAATCAAATGCTAATTTTACTACAAACGGCATAAATGATTATTCTAACAGTTTTACTTTACTAATTTCTGCTAAATCAAATACGTCTATACCATCAAATATTGCTCTTTCTTCTGATGGATATATTAATTTAAGTTCTGGTAATGGTATTTTAACAAACCAAAAAAATCCTGTATTAGATGCTGAACTAACTTCAAAAAAATATGTAGATACTCAGGTATTGAGTATAGCATCTTCTGCTAATACAAAAGTTCCTTTAACTGGAACAACTAATAAAGACGCCTCTGGAAATATATCTACTGCTCCAATTACAGGTAAACTTGATTTTGATGTCACTAACAGCCAAATATCAACTTCACAAGTATTAGTATTTAATAGTATAAATACAGCAGATATTTTATCCGCAAATCCCATTAATGTTTTTCAATCTGATGGGACAGATTATCAAATTGTAAAGGTAGGAAATACTGCTTGGAACACATCAAACAGCGTTTTAACTAATTTACAAGGAATTAGAGAAGCCGTAAGTAAAGATTTTTTATACAGTTATTACGAACAAGTTTCTTCAACTGGAGCTTTTGTACAAACATCTCCAGCTAATCCAACTATACCACAAAATATAACTGGACAAATAACTATTACAGGCGCTCCTGGAGATACTGGTGTCCAACTTGAGTTAGAAAATGTGTTGTCTGATAGTGTTAATTTAAGGTTAACTACTACAACAGGCTCCCCAGTTGATTTTACTATGGATAATAGTGCTTTAACTATAAGTTCTCCATTAGCTCCAGTATTATTAACAAGAGCTTCTGTAAATACTGATGCCGCATTATCTATCCCAACAAAAGGTTATGTAGATGCCGCAGTTGCTTCCGTAACAGCCGCTACAGTAACTCCGTTTTATGCTATTTGGAACCAAAAAAATGCTCCTGGTTCTCTTATAACTGTAGGTAGTATTACGTATTCTTGTGCTTTTGCTACTTCTGGAACAGACGCTGGAGCAGATACGCAAACTAATTTATCTTCGTTATTTACACCAGGAGCTGGTGGTTTACTATATAAAGCATCTAATGCTCATCCAATAGTATTACAAATAAACGCTGGAGCTTCTTGGTATCAACAGGTAGGTCCTGGAGGCGGAAACCAGCAGTGGAGAACAAGTTGTAATATTTTAGTAAATACTACTATTGTTGCGTCATCCGAGGAACAATTTTCTGGTTCACTTTCCGCAAGACCAACCTCTTCTGTATCATCTATTGTAGTATTAAATCCTGGAGATACGTTAGTTGTTGGTGCTAAAGTTAATAGCGATTTAACTGGAACAAACGCTATTGACCAATATTTAAGTATGGCAAGAATAGGATAATTAAAAATGGATAATAAGATTGTACATTATAGCGCTTCTCAAACAATACCAGACGCAGAGTTTTTACCTCTTTTACGAGATGAAGCTCCTTATTATGGTAATTTAAATAGACCAGCTCAATCTGCTTTTGATTTAGCCAGTACTGTAGCTGAATTACAATCTTGGGGTGGATTAGTTAGTATTGTAAATCCAGCAAATCAAACACATGTTTTTCAATTATATGAAATTGGTAGAATACAAGATGGAGAAACTCTGGTAGCTTCGACAATAACAGACCCTCCTTATAGCAGATATGGTATTGTAGTTGCGGAAGCAGAGTTTAATCCAATTTCTGGGTTATATTCAAATATAGTAGTATGTACTTTCTGCCCAAACTTTGTATATCCTGTAGCGCCTCTTTGGACTGGTGATGCTAATGGAGAATATTTGTATCTTAATGTCCCTAATTCAGACGCTACATATTTAACAAGCACTCCAGGAATAAGCAGCGGAAATATTTCAAGAGCACCATTAGCAGTTAAAACGGGAACAAACACTATATTCTTTTCTGGAACAGCAAGATTATTTGGTATAAATACAGGAATAGTTTTATCTGGCCCAACTGGTGCTACTGGCCCAACTGGTGCTACTGGTGTATAATGGCTTTAAACTCTGGTAAGTATCAAAAATTGACCTTTGGTGATTTCTATACAATTGTGTGGAATATGGTTCCCTCTGTATGGAGAGATGCTGATGACCAGTATGGAAAATCCTTACAAATAGTATTATATACTATGGCACAACATATGTATTACTATTTTTATAATAAAATAGTATATATGGATGAACTTTTTGATCCGGATTTATGCCCAGAAAAATATTTAAGGTTTTTAGCTGGAATGGTTGGTTGGACCTTACAAGGTTCAGATCCAGCTTTATGGAGAGAGCAAATAAAAGCTGCTCCTCTTTTATATAAAATTCGTGGGACTAAAAGAGGATTATTATTAGCTGAAAAGCTTGTAGGCTATTCTGTATTTATGAGTGAAATGTATAGGGACCATATTGGAGATATAGTCCCTAAAGAGCGTATTTTTAATAATACACCAACAAATATAACAACAAAACCATGGTTTAGAAACGTTTTAACAAGTTTAGAAGGCGAATTACTACCAGGTAAGGCCGAAAGCGACCAATTTGATGCTTTTAATTTTACTGGTATGGTTAAATTAAGCCCTACTGGTAATGTAATAAGACCAAGAATAGTCACGAATACCCGAACATTAGTATTTACTCCCTCAAGTACGACAAGTAGATATAATAATTTGACTGGACAATACTCATTAGCCAGATATGCTAAACTGCCGAGAATAAATGTTGTTCTTCAATATAACAATGATTTAGACGCACAAAATCCTGATGGGACCGTAAAAGAAAATAATTTTAGTGGGGCATTAGATTTATTGCTTCAATTTAAGCCTTTTCATGTATTTATAGAAAACTTGGAAGTTCGCTATGATGTATCTGAGTTTATTTATGACCAGACGGCTATAAATAGTGATATTTTTAATGTCCAGGAAGAATTAGACTCTGCTGTAGTTATGACTATGGATAGAGCTGAAAATACTATTACTTATAGTACTACTCCAGCAGTAGATGTAATACCAGAAAATGAAGAAGCGCCAATAAGCCAATTAGATAATCGTGGTGTTATTACAAGTATATATAAAACAATAGATTTATCTTCATTAACTCCAAACGAAGAAAGCTCTTTGTATGATATAGCTAAAAAATCTATGCCAGTAAAGACATTTCCTGTTGGAGACAATTCAACTTTAATATCTATAGCTTCTATTGGAAATAATATTTATACTTTAGAAGATTTAATTGGGTTTACTCCAGTTATCGGAACAAATAATTACATGTTTACTGACATGACTGGAACTATTGAAGCTACTGTTAATAATCCTGGTGTATTTACTATCTATAATCCAGGACATGATGTATTACAATATAATATATCTAATTTATTATCAGACCCAGTTTTAGACTTTAAATCTATGTTTTCTTCTCAACAAGGTATAACTGATTTTATAAATCAAACTACAACACCTGATAGTAATGGATATGATAAAATATTAGCCACTAACTATATTCCAGGGTTAACAAGTTCTGTTATTTCAAGTGTTAGTTCTACTACCCAACCTTATAGGTCTATTGTATCTACCACATATGATACACAGGCTTTGCTCCCACCAACTACTACAAGTACTTTACCTTCCAGACCTTGGGATTTACAGGCACTTTCTATCTTTAATTCATCTGTATTGAGTTCAAGTATGACTAATACAGCATTATTTAAGAGTTTATATGATAACACTTTTATGGTTGTATTAGAAACAACAATAGAAAGTACTACATATTCTAATATTTTAACTCATAATATAGATTATTATTTTGATAACACTAATAATATATATCTCAATTCTTCTACAATAGCACCAAAAGTAGGAAATGCTACTGATTATACTTTTTTATTAAATAGCAAATTACATATTTTATATTTATCGAGAATAACATATAGTGATGAAACAGAAAATGGTATACCAATAAGAGGCTTTAGATATACTACAAGAATAAATCATAAGTTTACAAGACAAACTTTAACAAATACTACTAAAAATCCTACACTTGAAAGTGTTATGCCAACACAAGTAAGTTCTGTTAACATTTTAAATGGCGGAACACAACAAAAAACTGTAATAGGAACTAAAAAGTTTAGAACACCAACTAATATTTATAACAGAAGCTATTTAAAAAATCAACTCGTAGATGGTCATAACGTAGTTTCAAGAAATCCGTTAAATAGATTAGATAAAACTCAATGGGAAGTATATTCACCAGAATATACAGCAGTATATTTGGGCGATCAAGTAATTACAAACAATTGGTGGGGAAATTATTATAATGTTTCTTCTACAACAGAGTCAGAAATACCATATACATCTATTGATACTTCTGAAGCCGCTCAATTAAAAGATACTAATTCCGATCAATGGGCAGCGGCATTACAATTATATAATCCCAGTGACCCAAATCAGTTTTTAGTTTCAAGAACAATAAACTCTAATAGAGCTAATATATGGAATAGAAGTTCTTGTAAATTAGCCTCTGTTCCATACATACAAAGTAGAAGAGATAATTTACAAGTATTTAGAAATGAAGTTCCAGCTTTTAATAGATCTGAACAGTCTACTGATTATGCTGTTGATACAAGTACTCCACCAAGAGTAGATAATTATAAATATGTTTTATCTGATGGTACAGATGTATCTTTATCTTACTTCTCTCCTGGATTTTCCGACGATTTACAGGTTGTTCCAATATTAGAGTCCGGTATTGGTCAAAAAGCTACTATCAATTCTACTGGATATGGATTAACTTTCCCATCTTCAGACACTTATTATGATAATGCCTCTTCTGGTACAAATCAATCAACCTATTTTACAGAAGTATCTCCTACAGAATATAATATAAAAACATCTTTATATGCTGGAAATATGCCAACGAATTTAAATCCTTCAACAATACCTGGCATAAATGAAGGATTAGATGCTTTAAGCTTATTAGTAACTGGATTAGTTCCAGTAACTGATACTTTTACTGTTGTTGATAATACTATTACGACATATAACTTATCTCAATCTAATATTTGGGTAGTCTGGTCAGGAGTAGACTCCGGTCAAAGCGTAGCTTTTGGTTTTTATTCTTCAGCAGCTTACGGAATAAATGTTTTTCCAAATATTAAACTATTCTTAAATGGTATTTTATTACAATATGGAACAAGTTGGACATTAGGATATTCTGCTATTAAATCAATAACTGTTTTAGACCCTATTGATATAGGAGATATTATAACAGTTGAATATGAAGAACTTCCAGGTCAAAGCAGTAATCCATTACCAAGCCCTTTATACGCAAGAACTCTAAATTATACATTAACTTCTGGAGATATAGCTATAATCCAAGAAGGAAATAGATATTTGTACGATTTACCACATACTGGAGAAGTTCCTTGTGTTGCTTGGTATAATGGAACTCAAATATTAGCAAATTATATTAATTCAAGTTCTAATCCTATTCAATATCAACCTTTTGGTTTGTATGATGTTGCGGCACCAAATGTAGTTGTTATAGTAAATGGAATTACAACAGTTTATAAGAGAGATTGGACTTTCTTATTTAGAATAGAAGGCTCTAATACAATAGCTTCAATAGCTTTAAATCCAAATATTTCTCTCGGGCTTGTTTCTGGCAATACAATAGAAGTAGAATATTTCTCAACATCGTAAATTAAATAATAGAGATACATTATGACAACGCGCCTATCAATTTTTGAATTTGTTTCTATAAAAAATGTAGAAGATATTATATCTGAAATCATAAAAGATGCTAATATAATGGAAGCTATGGGAAGAGCCTCTATGTTTTCACCGGCTGTTGCTGAAGCTGAAGCATTTAAACTAATTGGAAATATTAGAACTCTTATAAACACTAATCCTCCAGCTGATTGGCAAAATGTTGTTCAACCATTATTTATAAAATTAACAGACCTTTCAATGAAAGCTCCAAGTATTATACCAAATGTAAATATAATAAAACAAGAGCTTGCTCAAAAATATCCAGATTACTTTCAAGACCCAGAAGAGTTATTAAATCATTTAAAACAGAATGATGTACATATTAATACTGCTACACAAGCAATACCAATTGACCCAGCTACACCAATAAAAGAAGTACCTCATACATCAAGTTTCGTCAGGAGATAGACATGAAGAGAATATTAGAAGCCACTACAACAGGCTCTGTCACGCCGGGCGGATATAATAAACCAGTTGGAAAAGGTACTACATTAAGAAGAACACCAGAAAACACAACAGTTGCTTGTGTTTGTAAAACTTTGCCCGGTAAAGTCACATGCGGGATTTGTAATCCTAATAACAAGAGGAAATAATGAACTATATTTATAAAAATATTACTAATCAAACACAAAACTTAATACTGTCAGCAAAAGACCAAAATAGCGTAAGCATCAAGTCTTTTCAGCCAGGAGCAACATTAACATTAGATTATCCAGGATTAACACTTTATGTTCCAAATATTTTAAGTTGTGTTCAAGTAGGAACACCAGAACCTGCTCCTGCCCCATCTCCAGTTCCAGCTGCTCAAGCACCTATTAAACCTTTTATGGCTTCTCTTGAAAAACCAGCAGAAGTTGCTGTTGTAGTAAATGAAGTAAAAACAGAAGTAGCTGAAGTAAAAACAGAAGTAGCTGAAGTAAAAGTTGATGAGCAAAAAGCTGAAACTATTGTAGAAAAAGTAGAAGAAAAGGTTGAAGAAGTAGTTGCTGAAGTTAAAACAGAGGTAGCTACTGTTGAAACAAAAGTAGAAGAAGTAGTTGCTGAAGTTAAAGCAGACGTTGCTGAAGCTGAAGAAAAAGCTGAAGAAATAGTTGAGAAAGTCAAAGGCAAGTTAAAGAAATCTGATAAAGAAAATTAATAACATGAAAAATCCTAAGTCTCTATTTAAAATAGCCGCAGATAAATATACTTCTATGTCTTCTGAATTAAAAGAGACGAGGAAACTTTTTCTTGAGGATATTGCTCCTATATCAGCAGCTGACCTCAACAAATCATATAGTAATAAACAAGTAAAAGCTAATGATGTTCAGATACAACAACCTGAGTTTTCTAATCCCCAAAATACTAACACAGCATCAAATCCCGGTGGAAAAGAAAAACCAACTCAAGTAGCTCCAGCTAATCCTGCCGCACCTTCTCCTGGACAGCCAGCAACACAAGCAACTCCTCAAATGGATTTAAATAATCCTAATCTTCAAATTACAGAATTACCAGACGGTCGTAAACTTTATGTTGACCCAAAAAATCCAACACAGGGTTTTATATTATCAAAAGAAGAGGCTGCTGCTTCGGCTGTACCTATTAAAGAAGCTACTACTATTCCTATCTATACTACAGAAGATATTATGAGCGCGTTATCTGTATTAGGTGGTGGTAGTAATAGTGAAGCTTTAACTGCTCCTGATTTATCAGAAGAAGGTGATGTTGCTGTAAAGCCAGCTGGAGATATGTTAGTTGACGAAGAAGATGATACAGCAACTGATGGAATGACAGATGTATCTGATACAGATGGCAATAGTGAAGTTTCAGAAGATGAGAACCCAGATTCCGTTGATCAAAGTGGCGAAATGAAGGTTAGTGGTAATGAAACTAATCCTTCTAAAGTAGACGGTAAAACAGATTCCACTTGGTCTGGTATTGGTGGTAAAGTTTCTCCAGAAGTTGAGGGAGAAAAAACAGAAAAAGAAATAATTCCAGATGATAAAACTGGTGTAGATAATTCATACACACAAGAAGATGGACAAGAAGCTACAGAAAAAGGTAAAGACTTTACTAAAGGTGCTGGTGATAGTAAGGACCAGCCAAATACTAATTCTGCTGAACCACAAATTGGTGAGGGGGAGGGTTGTAGCACTGAAGAAGAGTGTGGAACTATGGAAGCCGAACAAGAAGCTAATCCTTCTGGTAAAGAGTCTGCTTTTTGGGTTCCAAACGATGATATGCTTGGATTAAAAGATATTGTTGGCACAGTAGCTCAAAATAATGGTGTTCCAAATGCCCAAGAAACTATCGGTAAAGACGCAGAAGGCAATTTAGTAAAGAAACCTACAACTCCAAAGCACTCTATTCCTAATATGAGACAGTATGTTAGAACCAATGGTGTCCCAGGTGCTCCTTCAGTAATACCACAAGGCGGTCAACCAGTTGATATTTCTGATTTAGATAATGTCATGGGTATGGATACAAGTAATGATAAAGCTTTGAATATAAGTTTAAACTTTAATTTTTAAATGTGATATGAGTGATAATATAGGCCCCGAACTTATCGGGGCCTTGTGTTTATGGTAATTAAGTTTTAGGATTAGAGACTGACTATGAAACTAAAAGATTTACTACATGTAAAAGGCGAAGTATTAATACAATCTGTTGATAGCAACGGTATTATTTCTACTGTTATGGAAGACAAAAATCTAATTGTCTCTAATGGAAGAAACAACATTTGTAATTTTTTAACCAACACCAATGGAAGTTCTTATATTTATGATATAGCTTTTGGTACAGGAGGGACTATAACTGGGAATACTAATGTAGCCCTATCTGTATCTCCGTCTGAAGTATCTGTAATAGCTCCAATTACAGGATTAGTAAATGGAACTGATTATTTATTTACAGCTACTCCTGAAACTGCTCCGAGCCCAAGAGCTGTATTTTCTATAATTATACCAGCAACCTCATTACCTGGACAAACAGCTATAACCGCTTTAAATGGTCAAGCTTTAAGTGAATTAGCTTTAATGTTAAATACTGCTACTCCGACAGCTTTTGCTATTAAAAGATTTCCAAGTATTTCAAAATCAAGCACTATTTCATTGATAATTACCTGGATCATATACGTCTAAATACTTGTGTAAGAAAGCTTTATGACAGAAATTAATCATTCCAATAAAGAAAACAGACCTGGAAACTCTTTACCTACAACAACTCCTAATGAGAGTTTAGGGTCATTTGCCAGAAACTTCATGCTATACACATATCACAATACAGTAGATACAATCTATATTGGTGATGTTAGACTATATGCTATGAAAATTGGAGATTATTTAAGGGATAGTAAATCAAAAGTATATGATGTAAAACAAAATAAATACATTGATATACCTATAAAATATGCTGCTCCTAATTTAGCCTTTTCTGATAACATGCCTGAAACAAAACAAGGTAAAAGACCAGCATCTGGAGTATTTCCAAATGCTTCAATAACAGATAGAATAGTATTACCAGTAATTTCATATTATATGACAGATATGAAATACGATAATAAAAGAGCAGTAGATCCAGTTGTTCGTTGGAGATACAAACCAGTAAAAAGTTGCGATCCCGCTGTATCACAAGGTAGGGTATTTACAACTCATTTTCCACAACCCATGAACTATTCATATCAAATAGATATTTGGTGTGAATATAGAGAACATTATCATCAATTATTAACTGCTTTTCAATCAGATTTTAATCCGTATTCGTATCTTACTGATTTATATGATTATATTGATGAAACACAGCGTTCTTTTTATATGCCATATGCTAAAATGAATTTAATTTCAAGTACAGATAATAGTAATTTTATACCGGGAACTGATAGACGTATAGTTCGTGGTACTGTTAGAGTAGAGGTTGAAGGTTGGTTAACCCCAACTATTAATAATACTCCATTAGTAAAACCAGTTTTAGAAATAGGATTAGGTCCTGGCACTCCTGGTATAGAGCTTAATGGAGGATTATAATGTCTCCTTCTCTTGGGCCAAGTGTAATAAAACCATTATCAAATAAAATAGCAGTATTTACTGCTCATATAGGAACAATAGTTATTGGTTTAGGAAACGGTGATCCGGAAGCTAAAAAACAAGTTCAAGGTTTATGGAAAGATTTATCTAATTTCTATCAAGAATGTGCTTCTGGGTATGCTCAAGTAAACGCTTCATATAATGCTTCAGTAGCTACTGCGCAATCAAGTACTAATCCTACTCCACTCATTAAAATTATATCTTATTATATAGGTGAAGTAGCAGCAGCTATACAACTTGTAAGTAATTTAATAAAATTAATAGCTTCTCTTGTAAGTATAAGCACTATTTTAGAGTATTTTACCTCTGATTTAATAGCCGCTCAAAATTACTTAAATACAAAAACATTGTGGCTTACAAGGTCTATAGCAAGAGCCAAACAAAAATTATCTAAAAATATAGAGTGGCAAAAAAGAATTATATCTGATAATATGGATATAGAACATTATATAGCACAAGAACAGTATTATAATGTGTTATTAAACCAATTACAGGCACAACTTCCTCCTACACAAGCACCACAAGCAGGAGTAAACGGCTATTATGGTAATGATGGAACTTTTATATATTATAGCTCATCGTTAAATACTGATGTTGTAAATGCTTTAAATCAATCAACGGCAAGCTCTTCAAATACATCTACAAACACACCAACTGTAGCTATTCCAATTTTACCTGATGGACAAACTTTAGCACTACAAAACCAAATAACTACTATTCAAGCATATCTTGCGGAAATAAATAATAATTTAGATGCCGCACAATATGATTTATCTACAGGTATACCAAACGAAAAAGAATACTATAACAATTTATGGGCTTCACAACAAAAACAAGATAATGAGCAGTTATTACATAATGTTCCTGCGATAAGAACGGAGCCATAATGTCAACAAACTCTCCATCTGTTCAAAATGAATTAGACGCTTACGCGCAACAAAAAGCTACCTTATTAACTCAACAAGCCGCTCAACAAAGTATAATAACTACATTAAGTTTAAAGCCGCAACCGTTATCTGTTGATGACCAAAAAGTATATTCAGCTGCGTTATCGGCAAAAGCTGGTATCGCCTTACAAATGCAAAACTTATTATTACAAGAAAGCGCAACAGTAGCTTCTATACAACCAAATGCTATTGCGGCAGTTCAACAAAAACAGGTTTTAGTAGCTAATCAGATTTCTACAACTCCTTTACCACAACAGGGAAATTTAACTTTAATACATCCAGCAGTAGATTTTAATGACATAATTACTTATATGTCATATACTCAACATTTAAATCCATATGGTAGACAAAGACAGTGTGATATAGACTTACAAAACTTAATGGGATTAATTAATCAAGATGTAAATGCTGCTGTTGGTGATTATCAAGCTTTAATTTCAAGTTTAACTGTAGGGTCTATAACCGGTAGTGATTAAGTATAAAACAATTAAATAAGTGAGGAATAAACAATGCCAAGATTAAAAAATATAACAGTTGGTTCTGTATCATTAGCCATGTTTGATGTACCATCACCAGTGGTAAACGGTGTTCATCAGAACGTTGTATTAGTTTTACAACCCGGTGAAGATGTTGACCAGTCTTTATGGTTAGTATCAAACCAGCATGATGTAAACTATAACGCAAATATTATAAACGAATATATTCAAAAGAATATTTTAACTTTAGTACCCTAATATGCTTTTTGAATATAAGTGTAGCAAATGCAAACAAACGGTTGAAAAATTGGAGCATTATACTGCTCCACCAACTAAAGATTGCGAAATTTGCGGTGCTGAAAACTCTTCTCATAGAATAATTTCCAGTACTTCTTTTGCTTTTGATAACTCTGGTTGGTATAAAGAAGCTTATACATCTAAAAGGTAAGAATGACAAATATTTATAACACGCCAACTATTATTACACCTGTTGTTAGCCCAACAGGAAATATAATAGTTGACCAAAATATTCCTGATTATGTTGTCCCATTAGATGTAGATTTATTAAAGTTTAAACCTAATTTACCACCAATAGATTATAGTAATTTAGATTTCGATGCTATTAAATTACAACTTATAAACTTTTTAGGTGCTAATGCCAGTAAGTTTGGTTATAGTGTCAGAGACTTTGGAGACTCCAATACTGCTGGTATGATGATGAACTTAATGGCTCATATGGGTCAGATGTTAAGTTATCATATGGATAGTATGGTAAATGAGTTATTTTTAGATACTTCTCAATCTTCTTGGTCTACATATAGATTACTTAATATGTTTAAATATAAACCATCGAGGCCAAAAGCAGGTATATTATTATTAAATATAGTAAGAAATGCGTCTTCATCTACTAATGCTACAACCGCTGCTTATGAAAATAGTTCTGAAATAATTTTATCTTCTTCTCTTTCTCGAAAAACTATAACTCTTGGACAAGAAAGTTTTGAGCTATTTCCAATAAAAATAAATAGTTTAGGTGTATTTGAACCAGATTATTTAAGCGATTTAATAATTCCTCCTTTTGTTTTTGCTGACCCAAATGACCCTGATGCGAATACAACAGAAATAGCATTAAATACATATAATTGTTTTGCTCTCACTGGAACAACAAATATAGAAGATTTTTCTTCTAATGGAACTTCTAACCAAATTATATCTTTATCAAACTCTCCAGTTCTCGACTCTAATATTATAGTTCAAGTTCAAGATACTAATATAAATATTCCAGGTAAAGTAGCTTATAATACTTGGACTGAAATACCTTATATAAGTTTAGCAGGATTTTCAAGTCCGGCTACAATACAAACTACAAATACAGATACTCCATACCTAATCGCTCCAATTGTTTTATCTGCGGCTGCTCAAGCACAAAAGAATAATGGAACTCTATTTCCTGGTATGTTAATGGAAATAGATTATACTAATACAGCAAGTATAGCAAATTATACAGACTTTTTATCATTATCTGTTCCATATAGGCTTGGTATTGTTTCTAACTTAACATCGCAAATACAAGCTGGAAATCAATATGTAGATTTACTTATATTTCATCCTTCTTATGTTTATGGTTCTACCCCACCAAATACTCCAAGCTACGCAACACTTCCAACAACATTTTTAGATCCTTTTGGCAATAATGTGTCTTGGTCAACTGGTGATATTTTATATTTACTTTCTCGTAAATCTATAAATATTCCAGGTATTGGTAATGTTCAACAACCACAAATAATTTCAGATACACAATTATTAGCAGCAGATGGAACTAAATATCCTGACGTAGCTTATTTACAAAATAATCCAAATGCTAAAATAGCTGTTGGCAGAGTAATGGATGCTACTTCGCAAGTTATAGCTCTTGGCATATCAGCTGATATAGAAACTTCATATTATTCTGAACCAGTATATGAAACTACTTGGGATGGCAATTTTGCTGCTAAAGTAAGATTTGGTGATGGTAATTTTGGAAGAATACCAGATAATACAGCAGATATTAAAATAGTATATAGAACTAATAATACTGGAAATACTGGTTATGTAGTTAGTATAAGTGAAGCTAATCAAACTATTACTTATGGTAATGTTAATATAGATTTAAGTAATACTATGTCTTCTGCTCCATCTACTGTCGGTGAAAGTATAGCAACAGCAAAAGAGCTTGTAACTCGTTTTTATACATCTCAAGATAGAGCCGTAACAGGAGATGATTATTTATTACTTGCTAAACGGTTTAATAGTAATTACAAAATGGCTGTTGCGTTAACAAAAGCAGAGGCTGATGCTGCTATTGTTAGAATATATGCTTTATCTATTGCTGCTAACACTACCGCAACTACAAGCGCAAATACAACAACCCCAAGCATTTCTACATTAACTTTAACTGAAAAATATCAATTACGAAACTATCTTAATCAATATATGCCAATCGGCGCAGCTGTTGAAATAGTAGATGGTATAACAAGAAATCTTGATATACGTATAGATGCGAGAGTTAAATCTGGTTATTTAACTGGACAAGTAAACCAAGACCTCACAACAGCAACAATAAATTATTTTAATTTGAATAATACAGATTTAGGTATTGGATTACAAGCATCTGATTTTATTAGAACAATAAATACAGTATCCGGAGTTAGTTTTGCTGATGTTTATCTTGGCGGTATTACTACAATAACATTAGCTGATGGTACGACTGTAGCAAGTGGTAGTAAAACATACACTCCTATTGTTGATATCCCAGGCTATAAAGATACGAGCGAACAATTTCCCGCATTATCTACATCATATGATATAGCATCAACTCTGCTTAATCCATTAGCACCATATGAAATACTTGTATTAAATACTCTTGAAATAAATATTATTTCAGTTTAAGGATTAGTTATATGCCAATGATAAAAAGAGAAGATATAAGTAAATATGTCATGAACATGTTAGGACATCCTACAATCGGTGTAGAACTTGAACCAGAAGCTATTGATGAAGCTATTACTGTTGCTTTAACAGAATATTTGGCTACAGGTGCCGTTGAACGCGGTTATTATTCAATAGATGCTATTGCTGGTGTAAATCAATATCAAGTACCAGAAGAGCTTGGAACTATTACAAACGTTGTATATCCTATGCCTTTTCAAATTATGGCTGGCTCAGCACAAGACATGTTTAGTTTTGCTGCTTATAATGCTCCGTTTGGCCCAGGAACTGGAAATATGCTTCACGGCGCTGCCAATCTTGGTATTTTTTACGAGTATATTCAAAATAGAGATAGATTAATTGGTAATGATATTACTTTTAGGGTAATAGATGGTATATTATTTTTATATCCATATCCTAAAATGTCTCAACCAATAATTGTAGAGTATTCTAAAAATGTTTATTCAATACAAGACCCAGATAAAAATGCTATATCTACCTCTAACACTTGGGGAAACTATTGGATACAAAAGATGACTTTAGCTATTTGTAAAAATATGTTAGGTCTTATTAGAGGTAAATATTCAACAATAGCAGGTGCTACTGGTGACCAACAAACGCTTAATCACGCAGAATTATTATCTCAAGCTAAAGCTGAAATAGAGGCTCTTAAAGAAGAGTTAATAAGTCATCATAGCCACCAACA